CTAGTGTATCTGTTTCTGTATAATTTGTTAGATATCCACTATTATTTGCAAAACTTATAACACCTGTGCTATTATCATATGAAATATCACCTGTTGCACTAATTAATCCTCTTACTTCTGAGTCTGTACGCTCAGTAAAGCTAATTACACCAGTAGAATTGTTATAACTTATACTTCCACTTGCACTAATAAGCCCACGTACTTCTGAATCTGTACGCTCAGTAAAGCTAAATGTTCCGTTAGTATTGTTATAACTTAAACTTCCAGTAGCACTTAAACTTGCTAATGTAATAAAGTTTGTATCATTTGTAAAACTACTTAAAGTTGTTGGAGTAGAATAACTTATAACACCAGTTGAACTATTATAACTTAAATCTCCAGCAACACTTATTGCTGCCCTAGCTCTTGTATTAGTAAAATATAAGTTTGTAGAACCTTCAGATAGATCATCTGTTGTTTTTGAAGCGAAATCTGTATCAAAACTGTTAGATACATAAGGATCTGCAGGTTCCCAGTACTGATTTGCATTATCCCATACTAAAAATTGTCCGTTTGCCGGTGTTGTTGTATAATTTACATCAGTTAAATCAGCAATACTTGCAGCAGCTATTCTTGCATCTGCTTCTGTATCTGTATATTTTGTAATACTGAATACACCCGTTGTGCTATTATATGCAAGATCTCCACCTGCACTAACTAGGCCTCTTACCTCTGCATCTGTTCTTTCAGTAAAAGATATAACACCAGATGAGTTGTCGTATGAAATATCACCACTTGCACTAAGATCAGCAAGTTTTATATATCCTGCATTGTTAGTTAGATCACCTAAGTCTACAGGTGCGGTGTAACTTATAACACCAGTGGTGCTATTATAACTTATATCGCCTGTTGCACTAATCAGTCCTCGTACTTCTGCATCTGTGCGTTCTGTAAAACTAAAGATTCCAGTTGCACTATCATAAGATAAATCTCCAGTTGCACTTACTGCTGCCCTAACTCTTGCATCTGTGTAATATAAATTTGTGCCTTCGCTAAGATCAGTTGTAGATTTTGCTGCAAATGCTGTGTTAAATCTAGCCTGTGTATAGTATAAGTTGTTTGTTCCCTCAGCAAGGTCATCTGTTGTAACACCACTAAGGTCTAGATTTGAACCAGTATTAGATTGAATACGTGCATCAACTCTTGCATCTGTGTAATAAAGATTTGTACTACCTTCACTAAGTGCATCTGTGTCGTGATTTGAAATATCACTTACTGTACCTGTAACATCACCTGTTAAATTTCCAGTAAATCCTGTGCTTGCTGTAACAGTTGTACCTGTAATTGCAGCAGCAGATGTGCCACCTATAATAGTTCCGTCTATTGTACCGCCATTTATATCTACAGTGGCAAATGTGCTTGTTCCAGAACTAGTAATATCGCCTGTAACATTACCAGTTACATTACCTGTTAGATCACCTGTGACATTACCAGTTACATTACCGGTGACATTACCTACTAAATTAGTTGCTAAATCTTTATTTGCTGTCCATCTATCATTTGTTGAGTCGTATGTAAAGGTTGCATTTGCACCATCTACAGTCAAACCTGCTCCATCTGCTGCCGCAGCATTTGCTGCACCGCTTGCAACAACTATATTAAGGTCATCAACAGTCAGTGTTGTGCTATTAAGTGTTGTTGTAGTGCCGTTTACAGTAAGATCGCCTTCAACAATCAAACTATCGTCAATAGTTACAGTTGTGCCTGTTCCTGTAGCTGTGATTGTATCTGTTAAAACAGTGCCTGTTGCAGTTACATTAACAAATGTAGGACTATCAGTAGTTTCAATTCCCTGTCCAATGCTAATTTGCCCTGTAGTATTGTCATAGGTGATGCCAGTGCCGCCGCTTAGGCTTGTAAGAGTGATGTAACCAGTTGAATTATTAAAACTAAATGTTCCGTTTGTGCTTTCGTAGCTTATATCGCCTGTAGCACTGAACAACCCACGGACTTGTGCGTCTGTTCTTTGTGTAAAACTAAAAACACCTGTTGACGAGTTATATGTTAAATCGCCTCCAGCACTTAAACTACCTAATGTTATGTAGTTTGCATCGTTAGTTAATGAGCTTACATTGTCAGCATCTGTTAAAACAGTATCTGTACCAATGTTTATTGTAAATCCTGAAGCGAATGCAGCGGTATCATTATCAATATCAATTGAGAAATCGCCCGGCCCTACCTGCAGACCTTTTTTGATTTTAAAATCACTAGTTGCCATCTGGTTCACTCTCCCCTAAAGTGGCTTATATAATGTATTTATCGGTTACACAGTTATCATAGTCTTAGCTACCTTGTAAACTAAAGTGTTTGCTGTATTTGGAGTAGATAACAACTCTATATTGCCCCCCGATACTTGTGTACTAAACGCTGCCAAAGCTGCTGATCCTGTAAACAATATTGCGTATTCAGTTGATTTTACACCAGCATTATTTGAGCTATCATGTATAATTAACATTTCCTGTGCTTGGTATTCACCATTTGTGCTGTCCGTAACTTGTATTAAAACTTTTGCAGTTCTAAAATCTGCTACAGCCCATTCAGCAACTTTTGCTGTACTTGTTCCGCTTGCGCTTGTAGTTTCTGTATCCATTGCAACGTCTTGTACTTGTAATGGTGCTTTCGGAGTACTTGTTTGTATGCCTACCGAGTCTGCACTACCGTCTACAAATAAAGCGTGTGTCTGTGCATTAGATTCAACTCTAAAATCATAGCTTGCGCCAGCTTCGTTTATAGTAACATCGCCTTCAATAATTGCACCTGCATCTGCTGTAAGTTGATTTTGTATATCAACTGTGCCTGTGCCTGCTGCTCTTAATTCTAAGTTACTATTAGATACAGTTGTAGTAATATAACTTGAATTTATTTCTATATCACTAACATTTAATTTTGTAAATCCGCTTTCGGTTAATTCAGCTGCTAATACATTATTAGTATAAAATTTAAGTGTATCATTATCTGCACCTGGAGAATCTTCTGCTGTAATAAAAGTATCGCCGTCAACATCTCTTGCACTTTGCAAGTTTACCCATGAGTTTCCGGAATATCCTTCAAAACTGTTTATTGTTGAATTATATCTCATATATCCGTCAACAGGACTTGCAGGTCTTTGAACTGTAGTACCTACAGGTATTCTTATAGAGTCAGTTGCATTAATATCTACAGTAATTTGAGGACTTGTTGTATTAACACCTATTCTATGTTCAGTACCGTCAACATATAAAGTATCAGTATCTACTATTAAATCATCTAGTTCTAATGCACCTAATGTAATACTGTTAGACCATTCAGGTATACTTCCATTACTTTTTAATACATAACCTGCAGGACCAATTGCTAATGTATTCAGGCTATCTGAATTTAAACTTAAATTACTTGCTGCATAGAGCATATCACCAGCTGTATACCCAGTTAAGTTTGTACCACCTTTAGTAATTGGCATTGCTCTAGTATTATTTTCTGGATTAAGATAGTAAGAACCTGCTTGTCCGTTTAGTGTACTTGCATCTAATGCACCGCCGTCTGCTGTACTTGTAATACTAATTTCTCCGTCGGCTGTAATGCTAAATTGACTTTTGTTAAATGCAGCAACACCTAAGTTAGTATAAGTAACATCACCTGCTGTTGGATCTACAGGATCTACTTCAATGTTTACTTCCCCAAAGAACTTTTCTTCACCACCTTCTGTAACACTGTCACCTACAAGTGAAATAGGATTTCCATCTGTAACTGTCATACTTCTAATTGTACGTTTAAAAGTACCGTCTCCGTATAAAGCTGTATTTTGGTTAGCTGTTCCTGTTCCTAAACGTGTAGCACTAATAATGCCAGATACAATATTAGTTGCATCAATATTCAAACTATTCAAACTAGAATAATTATCTAAGTTCCTGCTTGATGTGTTTATTGTACCTGTAATTTTTACATTCTGTTCTCTTAAACTTAGTGTACCTGTATTAACGGCTGTAATATCTACAGCTGATTGTGTAACGCCATTAACACTTTCTTGGGCATCATTTCTTAATGTGTGTAATGTAAAGGAATTTGTAGTTACACTACCTATAAAGAAAAAGTTTCCTGATGTAATACCAGTTGGCAAAGTATCACCTGTAATCTTTACTGGTGTGCCGGCTGTATATCCGTGTGCAGGCAAATAAATCCTATCACCGTTTACACTAATATTCCTTAACCTAAATACATGATTACCTGTACTACTTGACCCAAAATCAACTTGGTTAGCTTCTGCCAGATCATAAGATGTGTAAACTTCAAAATTATCACTGTCTATTACTTTTGCAAAATAAACAACACCGTTTTCTAAATTACCAATTTCGGTATTTCCGTTTGCATTGTATTCTATAGGGTCACCATTTGTTAATCCATGGCTAGTGTTTGTAATTATATCAGTAGTATAATCTATTTCATTATTTACAGCGTTTGCACTAAATGTAATTGTACTAAATGCAGCTTGGTTTACTGTTTGCGTTGTAGCATTATTATCTTGTATAAATTCATTTGTTGTTGCACTTGCTTCAAACTTAACAAAATTGCCTGCTAAATCAACATATAGTCTATTTTCAACTTGTGAAATGTCTACAGTAAATGCACTTCCTCCCGAACGCCCGCCTAAATCTGAATCAGACGCACTTAAAGTATCTCCTGCTGTATAACCTGTTCCTCCTCTTACCAAATCAACTACAGTAACAGTGCCTGTACCATCAACAGTTATATCTGCTTTTGCACCACTTCCTGTACCTCCAGTAAGTGTAACATTTGTGTATATGCCTGCTGTACCATAACCACTTCCGCTAGGTAGTGTGTTTGTATTTGTAAATGTAGCAACACCTTCTCTATATTCAGTTATATCGCCTTCTGCTAGAGTGTTAGCTCCTTGAACTCTAGATCCTACTACAAAATTATGAACTGTTGAATCTTCTGGATCTTCAACAATTAAAAATTGAGATTCTGAATCATCTGATAAGAAATAATTATCTTGTGTGCTAACACTACCACTTGCAACAGTCGGATAAACGCTTAAAGCACCTGCTGTACTTGCTGTTAATGTATCTGCTGCATTAGTTGTAAATGTTCCTGTGCCTTTAACTAGTGTTACACTTGAATCTGCTGTCACTGCTGCTTTTACAATACCAGTTGCTCCACTGTTTGCCTGAGTTATTGTTTCACCTTTGGCAACAGTAATATTTCCGCTTAATGTAAGAACTTCTTGATTATAGGCTTCAATAACGTTATCGCCTGCTAAAACTTCATCAGCAGGAATATTTTCAAATAACGTAATTCTTTCTTCAAATTCATCTAGTGTATAGTTGTTGTTTGTTCTAATCGGAGGAATAAGATCAGGATTAATTTTACCACTAGAGTTAAGTTGCACAACTGCTCCTGGAACAGCACTTGATGTAACTTGTTTGTCAAGGAAGTCACCTAGCCTGTTATTCATAAATGAACGTTGTGCTAATTGTGTTGTTAAACGTCCATGACTTGCACCGCCAGGATCGTTATCACCTAATGTAACATCAGTAGAAATTGCTTCAATAGTAACATCCGATAAACTTAACTGCAAACTATCTAGCTGTGCAATACTCACTTTGTTTGTAAATGTAACATTACCAGTTCTGTTTTGGGCAGTAATAAATTTACCAACTTTAAAATCACCTAGTTCGGTTGTACCTGATGTATAAACACGACCTGGTAGATCTTCGTATTGCTCATACTCTGCATTTCCTTGTCCGCCATTTACTGGCATAGCATTATAATCTGTACCAGAACCTGCATATTCCCATGTGTGAGCAGATGAATTAACAATTGAAGGTCTGTGCAAGAATATTTGGAAGCCCGGTAATAATGCAATATTATCAATACTACCGGCAGTTTTTGTGCTTCTCATTAATAATGTTGCACTATATAAGTCTGTTCTGTCTGTTACACTTGAAATTCCAATATCTGTAGTACCGTCAGCATCAACATCTATTGTGCTATCTGCTGTGAATTTTACATAACTTGTTACTCCAGAAACAACAACTTGGTTTATACTTACAACAAGTGTGTTAGTAGTATTGTCCCAACTATACACATATGCATTATTAGTATTTCCGCTAACAGTTCCAGTTATCTCTTGTCCGACTGTAAAGTTATAACTACCAGCATCTAAAACAATAGTTTGGTATGTTGCATGAGGTTTTTTAATTTCGTTAATATAAAACTCTTCATCACCTGAAATAAATTTATGTGTTCCTGATGATGTAGATCCTAGTTCGGCTAAATTTGTTAATTCTTCATCTTCAAATAATTTAAATTCATCAGTATTAATTAGACTAACATAGTAATAAGTTTCATCGTAAATTCCAAATATATCCGGATTTCCGTTACTATCATATCTAACTCTATCACCATTAGACAGTCCGTGTGCAGTAATTACAAACTTGTTATTTGCTGTGTCAACAGTTGTGCTATTTGCACTAAAAGTTTTTGTTGTTGTGCTTGATTTGAAATTGTCTGTAACATCAACATCACTAGAGTTAACAAATCTTGTAACAAAATGTTCTACAGGAGGTCTTTGAAATCCAATTACATCAAATGTTTGGAACACACCATCTACACCATTAGTTGCAATAATACCTCTATCAAATTCAAAAGCTGTAGTTCTAAAACCTCCTGCACGTAATGCATATGTACCAAAGTTTGTTGCAGAGTTTGTAATAGATAGATAGCCGCCCGATTGAGCATATGATCCATTTTTACAGAAAATTTGGAAGCAACTAACAATTTGCGAATATGCTTCATTCCTTACTCTATAACCAGTTCCGTTAAATGATAGAATAGTAAATGCATTACCTACCATTGATGGGTTTTGTACTGGAGCATCACCTGCTACTGGATTTTCAGATTCAATTTGATTTGCAGGTGTGTTAGGACTGAATATCTTGGCACCATCAACATCGCATCCATTGCCACCCAAGAAAGAAATGATAGAACAGTTTTGCACATATGGCGATACTGTAATAAGTGGTTTTTGTATTGGTAAGTCTGGATATTCGTGTCTACTTAATGTAAAATCTTCTACATCATCAAATGCAACAGCAAACGCATAAGTTCCGATAGGAACACCACTTGAATTTAGTTTATCTCTAAATGTAAATCCGCTCATATATGTAGCATTACGCAAACGGAAAATATCTTTTTGTAAATTTTGAGGGCGTATAACTACTGCACGTAAGGCATCTCCCATAATACAAACGTTATCAGGAATTATAATTGGATTGTCTTCCAAATATTCACCTGTACCAATTTTAATTGTAATTAGATTTACATTGTATTCACCGTATACGGTTGTACTAGCTTGTCCTACTCCTAAGTTTAGAATTGTTATTGTTTCGTCCCACAGATCGTCATGTGCTGTTTTTGAACTTGCGCCGTCGTCGTACGAATTATCAGTTACTTGTGTTACTGTGCTTTGGAAAGGAGCATTTGTGTTACCGTCTTGATCATCAGTTAGTGCTATATTCCTAATAATATCGCCAGCAATATGTTTTGCATATTCTAACGCTGCAACAGTTTGAGCTTTTTGGTTATTAATAACTTCTTCAGTTGATGTTGTACCTCTGTAGTAACTTTTACCTGCCTCGATAGATTTTGCATTTCCGCCATATTTTAAATCATAAATTACAGCTTCAACAATATAACCTGTGTCTCTTTCACAAGTTGTACTATCATATGTAAAATTTTCCCAAATACTTCCTGTAGTTGCATTAGTAATTTGGTAATCAATATATGCAATAACTTCTTTTTGTATAAATGTTTTGTTTAAAGTTAAAAGTTGTATAACATCATTTTTTGTATCTGTAACTGCTGTTTTTGGAACATAAACATTTTCACTAGCAATTAGTGCAGCTTTCTTAATTGTTGCAACTGGTTTTAAAAATCCATCGTTGGTATCATCGCCTAAGACACTATCTACATAAATCATGTTTGATGTTATACCAGGATTATTAAATGACAAGTTTCCACTACCGTCAGTTGTTAGAACTTGTCCTGCACTACCTGCGTTAGGAGGCAATTTAAAATTGTATGTGCTAGTGATACTATCTGGTACAGTAATTACAACACCATTGGTTCCGTTGGCGCTACCTTCCCTAATTGTTATAGTATTATTATCTTCAACAACTACAGGAACTTTTATATTCATTGCTGCTGCTGTTACCTCAGCAACGTTAGAACCATCTGCTTCAAATACAACTATTCCGTTAGCACCGCTTTCGTCAATGCTAACACTTGTATCTCCATCATGGATTTGTTTTGTTATTTCTCTTACTGTGCTGTCGGACTTTTTCATAAACAACTTGCCATCGGCTGTGTTTAATGCTAATTGTCCTTCGTCCATTTGTGCAGCAGTAGGTGCTCTACCTGCAACGCTAGAACGTAAATGTTTTATCTTACTTGCCATTACAATTTCCTATATAGTGTGGGTCAGGTCCTAAGACGCCCGTTGGTCAAAAGTATTTTATGTATTTACCGCATTTAGAAAGTACCTTCGTCAATTACGTCTGTCCAAACAGGCGTTCCGTTTGAATCTGTAGTTAAAATCTCGTTTGAAGTTGTAGCATCGCTTGTTCCAGCTGCTGCTGTTACTTGGACTGCACTTGTTCCATTACCATAAAGTATACCTTTTGCTGTAAATGAACTTACTCCTGTACCGCCGTGTTCAACTGCTAGATCACCGGTTGTAACAATACTGTTTACTGTTAAGTCTTGTGCGTATATGTTGTTAAATTCTGCATCACCAGCTGTTCCACTAAACACTTCAGAAGTATTTGTTGAATCTGGTTTGAATGTAAATCTACCAGTAGACTCGTCAAATCCGAAGAATCCTAATTTCGCTGCTGTTCCGTTATGCCAACGGAACTCAATACCTTTATCCTTAGCATCATTTACTGTAGGAGCAGTGTTGCCACCTAGTGTAAACACAGGATCATCAATAGTAACTGTTGTACTATCTACAGTAGTTGTTGTGCCTTGTACAGTTAAGTTACCTGCAATAGTTACTGTTCCGCCGCTGCCTGCTGTATCAGGATCTATTGTAATTGCACCAGTTGTTGAACCAATTGTACCGCCATTAATATTAATATCATCGATATTTGCTTCGCCGGTAACATCTAATGTGCCTACTAGTGTTAAAGTGTTACTTGCAAATGTTAGATTGCTATCATCTACAAGTCTTCCGTCAACACCTGCAAATGTAATTCTGCTTTGTGTTAAATCTTCAACTTTTGCTTGAGCAAGTGTAGCAAGTCCGTCAACATCTATTGTTGTTGATACTGTAACATCTCCTGTAACTGCTAAAGTTGTACCATCAAATGTTAAGTTACCACTATCTTCTATTTCACCAGCTGTGCCTGCTAGTACAACTCTACCTGCTGTTAAGTCACTTATTTTAGCACTTGACATAGTTGTTGCTGCTAATGTACTTGCACCAGTAACTCCGAATGTTCCTGATATAGCAGCATCGCCTGTTATGTTTGTGCTGTCTTGTAATTCAATTGTTCCTGCGCCATTTGTTCTTAATTCAAGATCAGTTGCACTTACAGTAGTTTGTATAACGTTTGTATCAATTAAAATATCACCAACATCTACTCTATTTGAATATGTAGTATCATTATACATATCCATCATAGTTGATGTGCCTGGCATATGCACCATTATACCGTTATCGTGTGTGCTAACTGTTGCATAGCCTAAGTAAATTGAACTACCGTTTAGATATAGATCGTTCCAGCGTAAATCGCTTGTTCCTAAATCGTATGTGTTAGTTGCACTAGGAACAATGTTACTATCAACTCTACCACCAAATGTAATTGTTTGAGCTGTTGTTGCACCTAAATCAACATTACCATTAATTTGTGTATTACCTGTAATTGTTGCTGCTGCGTCAACTGTTAACAAAGAACTTGCAAAAGTTAATTGTGCGCTATCTTCGATAGTACCGCCTGTTCCAGCTAGTACTACTCTGCCAGCTGTTAGATTTGTAATATCTATGCCTGGGAATGTTGCACTTGATCCTGCACTTACTTGTGGTACAGTAAGAGTAGTTCCATCAAATGTAAAGTTTGCACTATCAGTAAGAGAACCATTTGTGCCAGCAAATGTTACTCTACCTGCTGTTAGATCTGAAACAGTTGCACTTGCAAGAGTTGCTTCACCGGTTACACCTAATGTTCCGCCAACTGCTGTGTTTCCGTTTGCACTTGTAACTGTAAATGCGTTTGACCCTACAACAAATGTTGTTCCATCGTAGGTTAAGTTTGCACTTCCTTCAAGCTCACCATTAGTACCAGGTACAACAATTTGATTGCTTGTTAGGTCTTCAACATTTAAACTTGCTAAGGTTGCTTGTCCATTAACATCAAATGTGCCGCTTACAGTAGCATCTCCAGTTATATTTGTACTGTCAATTAATTCAATAGTGCCAGTACCTGCTACTGTCAATTCTAAGTTTGCATTACTTGCTGTTGTTCTAATTTGATTTCCGCTGATTGTTATATCATCTAATTCAATAGTATTTGAACCTAATATAGTACCACCAACTGTTAGCGCACCTGCGATACTAAAGTCGCCTGTTACGCCGCCTATGTTGATATCATTTCCTGGCTTAAATGAATCTGACTTTGCTTCATATATTAAAACTTGTCCGTCAATAATATTAGTTGTGTCAACATCAACTAAATCGTTTATTTCAGGTGTTACATTTTCAAATGCTGTACCCAATGTACCTGCAAATGTGTAAGCAGCTCTATCCGGAGTAACATAGTTTGTTGCACCATAACGAGCAGCAGTTGTAACTCTAAAGTCATCAATGTTACCATTTACATATCCTGCACTGCCATTAGTACCATCATTACCACCGATATTCCAATCCGTAGCAGTAAGATCTGTTGCATAAGTTGCACTTGTGCTTAGAGTTCCGTTAATATGTCTATAAAGTGTACCATTGTCTCTTGTAAAACTTACGTAATACCATGTGTTCGGAGTCAATGAAGTAGCAGTCATTATGTTACCTGTAGAGTCTGTAACTGCTAAACTTCCGCTTATTTGAAACTCTGTAGCATCATTTGCAGAGTAAATATAACCTTGTACACTGCTATCATGATAGATCCAAAAATCAATAGTAAAGTCACTTGTACCAATTGCTGTTCTAGTTACGCTAAGGTAGTCGTCTGTACCGTCTAATAGTAAACTACCTGTACCAAACTTTTTAGTTGCTTGTGTAATTTGTGCATCACCATTTGCAGTAATTGTTCCTGCTACAGTACTTTCGTCTAAGAACGATGTGCTGGCTTCTGATCCGTTTGCTGGAATCAATAACAGTGTATTTGCATACTCAACATCACCAAATGATCCACCGTAACGTAGATATTGCCCCGGTTTAATATCAGCAATAGTAACATCACCAATTCCGTCTACACTTGCCGCTGCTAAGTCAGTTGTAAAATCTGCTGTTTTGTATGTTGTTACACTAAATTCACCGCTTGTACTGTTGTATGATAAATCGCCTGCTGCACTTAATGCAGATCTTGCTCTTGCATCTGTAAAGTATAAATTTGTAGATCCTTCACTTAGTGCATCTGTATCATGATTTGAAATATCACTTACTGTTCCTGTTACATTTCCTGTTACATTTCCTACTAAGTTAGTTGCAAGCGACTTGTTCATTGCCCAACGATCGTTTGTACTATCATATGTAAATGTAGCAGTGCCGTCTGTACCTAGATCAGCAGTAATACCTGCACCATTTGCAGCAGTAGCATCTGCACTGCCGTTTGCAATAGTAATGTTTATATCGTCAACAACTAGTTCTGTAGAATTTACAGTTGTAGTTGTACCACTAACTGTTAAGTTTCCAGTAACAGTTAAGTTACCTGCTGCACTAATATTAGTTGCTGTAATATCGTCTGAGTTAAGAGATCCATTTACTGTAACATCATTAAATGTAACATTATCAGTTGTACCTACAGCTTGGCCAATACTTATTTCACCATTACTTATAGAAACACCAGTTCCTGCACTTAGATCATTTAAAGTAACAAAATTTGTTACAGTGTTATCAAAACCTATTTCGCCAGTTGTATTATTGTAAGTTATACCAGTTGTAGTATCTGCGCTAATTAGTCCTCGTACTTCAGCATCTGTACGTTCTGTAAAGCTAACAATACCAGTATTAGCATCATATGCTAGATCACCACCTGCACTAATATGAGCTCTTACTTCTGCTGCACTTGGTCCGGTATATGTAAACGCACCAGTTGCACTGTCGTAAGTCATGCTACCGTCGCCGCCAGCATCTGTAAGCGATATTGCGCTTCTTGCTCTTGTATTTGTGAAGTAGATGTTAGTTGAGCCTTCAGATAAATCATCACTAGTTTTGTTTCCAAAATCAGTGTTAAAATCTGCTGTTTTGTATGTTGTTACACTAAATTCGCCTGTTGCTTGTGTATAAGTTAAGTCTCCGCTTGCGCTAAAATGTGCTCTAACTTCAGTTGAGCTAGGCCCTGTATATGTAAACGCACCAGTTGCACTATCATACGTCATGCTGCCGTCACCACCAGCATCAGTTAAACTAATTGCACTTCTTACTCTTGTGTCAGTGTAATATAAATTTGTAGAACCTTCTGATAAATCATCTGTTGTATGATTGCTTATGTCTGATACTGTTCCTGTAACATTTCCTGAAAGTGTAGCATAAACTGTACCAAACTGTGCATCACCTAAATCTCCAGTGAATACTTCTGAAGTATTAGTTGCATTTGGAATAAAGCTAAAACGTCCTGTGCCTTCATCAAGTCCAAAGAACCCAGTCTTTGCTGCTGTATCCCACCATAAGAATTCAATACCCCTGTCTTTGCCGTCACTTGAACTTAGTCCACTTACTCCAACTCTTAATACCGGATCTTCAGTTGTTGTAACTGTAGATTCAACAGTTGTTGTAGTACCTTGTACTGTAAGATTACCTGCAACAGTCAATCCGTTGCTTATAGTTACATCATCAATATATGCATTTGCAAAATATTTTGTTGTGCTACCTAGATCAATTGCACTGTCAGCGTTTGGTACTAGATTACCTAACAGTGTTGCATTACTGAAATTAACTGTATCGCTTGCGGCATCATTGCCAATCACAACATTACCGTTTAGTGTTGTTACACCACTTACAGTTAGTGTTCCTGTGATATCTGTGTTTGTTAAATTACTGTCACCGGTAACATTTAAAACACCGCCTATTGTGGCTTGGCCACTTGTTTCAAACGGGCTACCTACTACACTTACAGAACCAGTTCCTGCTGCACGTAGTTCCAAATCAGTGTTTGTATTATATGTTTCGATAATATTATCATCTATGCGTATTTGATCTGTTTCAATAATTGCAGAACTAATTGTACCACTTGCATTAATGTCTACACCACTTAGTGTTGCATATGTTAAAGTTCCACCTGCTGTAATGTTACCTGTAACAACTAAGTTACGACCAATTGTTGCATCTTGTGTAACTGTTAAATTATTGCCAATAGTAACATCGTCAGTAAGAGCTACTGTAAATGCATTATCACTTACTGTTACACCTATTTCGTTTGCTGTTCCGTTTACAGTTAATGTTTCGGTAAGTAAATCAATTGTTGTTGAATTTGTACCGTCAGTAATATCTAATGTCTCTACAAGAGCAGCAGTTGATGCTGCTGTTACTCTACCATAAACATCAATTGTTAGTACCGGTATTGCAGTTGCACTACCATATGTACCGCTTGGATCAGCGCCTAGTGCGTCTAAAGCAAATGTTACTTCGTTGTTTGAAACTGTACTTGCAAGTCCTGTGCCACCTGTAAATGTAAGTGTTTCACCGCCTGCTACTGTATCAGTTGTTGATCCGTCAGTAATATCAAAACTTGTTGCAATAGCTTGTGTTGTGACTGCTGTTACACGCCCTTGTGCATCAACTGTAATAACAGGTACTGCTGTATTAGACCCGTATGATGCTGCTGTAACTCCAGTTGCTGGTAGGCTTAGTACAGGTGTACTTCCTTCACCAGTTCCTCCTGTCACAGTAATATGTCCAGATGTTGCACTAATTGATTCTACATAATCGCCTGTAGTATCTGTACCTAGTGTTAGCGATCCTGGATTGAAAACAGTGTTAAATTGTACATCGCCAGTTCCGTCAAAAGTTATGCCGGTTGCAGTAACATCTCCTACCATACTAAACGTTCTAGCAGTTGCTAATGCAGTTGCAGTATCAGCATTTCCTGTTAAATTACCAGTAACATCTCCTGTTACATTTCCTGTAAAAGTAGCATCTGTTCCATCAGTGCCGCTTTCTAGTACTTTATTAGTTCCGTCTGCTGCATATATGTCGCCAATGATATTACCAGTTAGATAGTTTGTTCCGATACTTAACGACTTATTAAATTCGATACGTTGATTTGCATGGCTCCATGTCATCGACGCATCGCCGTTTGTACCTAAATCAATAGTAAGTCCTGCACCGTTTGCAGTAGAACTATCTGTTGTTCCTTTAGCAACAGTTATGTTTACATCGTCAACATCTAGTGTTGTGCTGTTAATTGTTGTAGTTGCACCGTTAACTGTTAAGTTACCTGTAATTACAACATTACCACTTGCTGTAACAGTTGTTGCTGTAATATCATCAGTGTTAAGTGTTCCACTTACATTAACATTATTAAATGTAACATCGTCTGTTGTACCAACAGACTGTCCAATTGCTATTGTAGGAGTAGCAGCTTCGCCTGTGTTATTTGTAATTGTTACACCTGTGCCAGCTACTAATGATTCTACATAATCACCTGTAGTATCTGTTCCTAATTCTAATGCTCCCGGGTTGAAAACTGTAGTAAGCTCTACGTTTCCTGTTCCGTCAAATGTTACACCAGTTGCTGTAATATCGCCTGTTAAGCTAAACGTTCTTGCGGTTTCTAGTGCAGTTGCAGTATCTGCATTACCTGTTAAATCACCTGTTACGTTACCAGTAAATGTTGCAGGAGTTGTTGTACCATCTCCGCCATCAAGTACTTTAGTTGTGCCGTTACTTGCAAATACATCCCCTGTTAAGTTACCAACAACGTTACCAACAACGTTACCTGTTACATTACCTGTTACGTTTCCTGTAAGTGCTCCTGTAATTCCGTTAGATGCTGCAAGTGTTGTAAAGGAACCAGCAGCAGGTGTAGTACCACCTATTATAGTTCCATCTATTGCACCACCATTTATGTCTACAGTTGTGAAAGTACTTGTACCGGTTGAAGTGATATTACCTGTTACATTACCTGTTACGTTTCCTGTAACATCACCTGTTAATGCGCCTGTAAATGTAGCGTCAGTGCCATCTGTACCGTTTTGAACAACAATACTTGTTCCGTCGGCTGCTAATACATCACCTATAAGATTACCTGTTACGTTACCTGTTACGTTACCAGTAGTATTACCTGTTAAGTTACCTTCAAATGTTGCTGCTTTTACGGTTTGATAAACAGGCGTACCAGCTGTATCTACAAATTCAAACTTGTCGTCAGTTTCATTCCACTGTATAACAACATCAACTAGTGATCCTCTGTTTATTAATAATCCTGCATCTTGTGTAGGTGCAGTTCCTGATCCTAAGTTACTGTTTAGTTCTATTATATTGTCTGCCAATTTAATAGTTTCAGTATTAACAGTTGTAGTTGTGCCGTTGACTGTAAGGTCGCCTGTGATTATGACGTTTCCACTTGCTGTAACTGTTGTTGCTGTTAAATCATCAGTGCTTAATGTTCCACCAACAGTAACATTGTTAAATTCAACATCGTCTGTAGTACCAACAGCCTGTCCGATTTCTATAGTTGCAGTTGAGCCTTCGCTAGGTGTATGTGTAATTGTAACACCTGTTCCTGCTGTTAAATCTACAAGATAATTTCCAGTAGTATCCGTTCCAAGTGCTACACTATTTGGTTGAATAGTGGTTGCTAAGTTAAAGTTTGCACTACCGTCAAAACTTGCTGTACCTTGAACATCTCCAGTGAGGTTGATGCTTCTAGCTGTTGCCCATTTACTTGCTTCTGATGCAAGTCCTGTAAACACAGCATCAGTGCCATCTGTACCATTTTCTAATATTTTTGTACCGTCATCTGCATATATGTCGCCTGTAATATCACCTGATATTGTTGCTGTGACTATATTGTTAATTGCGTCAACAAGTAATGTGCTATCGTCACCAAATACACTACCTTTGAGGTCACCTACTACACTACCAGTTACATTACCGGTTAAGTCTCCAGTTACATTACCAGTTACATTACCAGTGACGTTACCTGTTACGTTACCAGTGACACTACCAGTAAATGAAGCATCAGTACCGTCAGTTCCAGCATCAAGAACTGTTGTCCCAGTAGGTGCTTTTACATCTGCTTTAATAAATGCATCTGTTCCATCAGTACCGTTATCTAGTATAGTTTGTCCGCCACTTGATTTAACATCACCTTGCAAATTACCTATAAACAAAGTAGTTGTTAGTTCGTTGCCTAAAGGATTATATGTAAGTCCTGTGTCAGTTTCTATACCTTGAGCACCACTTACACCGTCTACAAAAGTAAGATATACTGTTTCATTTGTAGCATTGTTTGCAGTAGCAGTTATTTCAGTTGCTAGGCTTGCTGTTCCTGTTAAATCAGCAGTAATTGTGCCAGCAGCAAAGTTACCGCTTGCATCTCTAAATACTGTTGTGCTGCCTGTATTAGATGCTGTTGCGTCAGAAGTAATTGTATATTGTGTTCCTTCGCCAGCTGTACCTGTGATTGTTAAACCATTGCCGCTTACACTAACATCTTGTGCATAGTTTCCTGTTGTATCTGTACCAAGTGCTACACTATCTGGTTGTATTGTAAGTGCAATATTCCCTACGTCTGCACTTCCGTCAATACTAAATGTGCCGGTTACATCACCACCTGCAAATGTTACTGATCTTGCTGTTGCCCAGTTTGCTGCGGTTCCGCTAACGTTACCTGTTACATTACCAGTAAGGTTTGCATAAACCATTCCAAATTCTGCATCACCTCTAGTTCCTGTGAAGTTTTCACTAGTATTTGTCGCATCAGGTATAAAAGTAAATCTGTTAGTTGCGTTATCCCATCCAAAGAATCCAGTTTTAGCAGCTATGCCTGTATGGTAAAGGAATTCACTACCTCTGTCTTTACCATCGTTAGATGTAAGTGAACTTACACCTAATCTAATAACAGGATCTTCTAAAGTAACAACAGTTGTATCAACAGTTGTAGTAGATCCACTTACAGTTAAATTACCTGTAACTGTTAAATCGTTTCCTACAGTTAAGTTTGTATTAACATTTACACTATTAGGTAATCCAATTTTAACTTGATTGTTCGAAACTGTTGCTTCAATTTCGTTTGTTGTACCTGCAAAAGTTAGTGTGTCTGTTAATAGGTTAACAGTATCAGTATTTGGAGTGCCTTGATCATCTGAAATATTAAGAACTGTTGCAACATTTGTTTCGCTGGCAGCAGTAATTCTACCATAATCGTCAACTGTAAAAGATGGTATTGCAGTAGCACTTCCGTATGAACCAGCTGTTACAGCAGTTGTGCTTAAATCAACTGTAGCTGCTGCTGTTTCTGTTCCACTGTTTGCTACAACAATATTTCCATTACCTGCGTCTGCTAATGTAGCAATATAGTTTCCAGTTGTATCTGTACCAAGTGCTACACTATTTGCTTGAATAGTAGCAGTTATAGTTACATCACTTGTACCATTAAATGTTGTTGTACCACCTAAATCTCCAGCTAGTGTTATCGATCTAGCAGTTTGTAATGCAGTTGCAGTATCTGCGTTTCCGGTTAATGCACCTGTAAATGTAGTTGCTGTAACATCAGTTGCTGTAATAGCTCTGATAAAACCTTCTGACCATCTAAAAGTAGCACTACCTAAGTCTCTAGCATTATCTGTAGTTGGTAGTAAATTTGAATTAATTTTAGAATTTACTGTAAGAACATCAGTATCTGCATCGCCTATTGTTACTGCGCCAGTAATAGATAACGCAGGTGCTGTTATTGTTCCTTGAGCTAAAGTTAACCCTGTAGATTCAAATCTTGCAACCTCTGTATTACTAATTTCAAATACAGTAGCATTGCCTGCATCTAATACAATATTAGTAACACTTTCAATAGTAGGTGTGCCTGTGCCGTCACTTATAAAACTTTCTGCTGTAACAGTTCCATTAACTTCAAATGTTGTTCCGTCAAATGTTACATCTGTGCTTGTGGTTAGTTCTCCGTCTGTTGATGCTATCACAATACCTTCAGCAGTTAGATTACTTACTTTTAATCCTGTAACAGTTGCATCACTAAGGATATCAATTATTCCTGCACCTGATGCTAGTAATTCTACATTTGCGTCACTATTAATAGTTTCTATTCTATTACCGTTTATAGCAATTTGATCAAGTATTAAATTACCGTTAGGATCGATTACAACAGTATCATTAATAGTTGTAGAACCGCCACCACCGCCAATATTTGTATTACCGCCATCGCCTGCACCAACGTTAAGATCATCGCCTTCACCTGTTGAAATATCTGTGCCACCGTCGCCACCACCTATTGTAATTCCGCCAAATGATGAACCGTCAGATGAGGCAGGTCCAAATGCTCCTGTATATACAGCACCTACAACATAAATTGATTTACCTGTTGTAACATTGCTAGGTAGGTTATCACCGATAAAGTGTACAGTACCTGCTTGATAGTCGAAGAACCATTCATCACTGTCTCCTGCACCAACAGCAAATAACTGTGTACCTGTGCTTGTTGGATCTGCTGCGTTTGCATTATCAACATAAACTTTTACATTATATGTTGCACCAAATTCTGTTGGGATCCAATCAGTATATCCTGTTAGCCAAGTTCTTCTTGGTTGTGCTGTTCCGTCCTCTGTACACTCAACTGCGTTTGCACCTAAGTATACTGTTACCGGATTAGCACTTGTTGTTGGTATAACATCTGGGATGTCAGCTGCATCGCCCCAAATTTTATCACTTCTTAAAAGTAATGGGCTTGGTATCGCTTCGTTTGTAGCATCTTTGTTTGATTGTACATCCGATTTACTAACACCATAACCTATCTTCTTCCAGAGGTAATCGATTTTTTGTATATCGCTAATTGCCATGTCTTATGCGCCTTCTAATATTGACAAACTCGTTATGCTGTTTCCAGCATTTAATGCTATTCTTACTAATACAACGTTACCTGTTGCACTAGTTGTACTTACGGTCCCTAAAGTCATTTGGTAATTACCACTTAGACTTGTGTTAGATAATATTCTATTTGCAGGACCATCGGCGACTCCATCACTTCCGTTACCACCTGTTGATGATCCAGGTGCACCTGATCCACCAAATGCTGTGTCGGCTCTAAGCCAACCATTTAATCCACTTGTTGTATCAGTTGTACTACCTGGAACTGCTATCCATAATCCGCCTATTCCACTAGACGTAATATTGATTCTAAATTTACTAACTGCACTTCTTCTAAATGCAAATGTAAAATACTGTGTACCTGAATCGCCCGTTCTGTTAGGGCCTGCAGGTAAAAATGTGCTATAATTTGTTGTATCGTGTTTTAATACACCTAACCTTACAGTTGCTTCTTGTGTTCCTTCAACTCCTGGATCACTTGCTTCTGTGAAAACATTACTTGTATAAAAATTAGTTGCTCCGTTAAATGCTGGAGTACTAGTTGTCTCTGAAAGGAATGCTGCGCTTCGCTTACCATCATCTGTGTAAGTTGCGCCTAAGCTATCTGATACCGGAATTGCAGTTTCATTAATACCAGTTTGTGCTGCTGTATGAACTTGGATTTTTTCGTTTGAATCTACATAATCACTAAATCCGTTTACATTCGCACTTCTCACTTGTAAATTTGCTATAGAAATTTGGTCAGTTGCACCAGCAACGTTAACTGTAATATTATTCATTGTGTAAGGTGTTCCTCCTGTTCCTACATTTGCTATAACATTGCTTCCGTTTAACATAGGATTGCTAGGATTACTCATTTGTGCGAGAGTATAATTTTGTATAACAGCTACAACATCAGATGTGCCTTCATAATCTGTGCCAGAGCTAACAGTCACAGGATGACCCCAACCGGTAGAATAATCGTTATATACTTGTCCACAAAAATCTTCTACTTGCCAGTTTTGTAAAATAACTGTGTTACCGCCTGCATAATATGGAACACCACTAATATACTTTTTAGTTCCTGCTGTACCTTCTACTACAGTACCAGCTAATACAGTTGCATCTCCTATAGGATCATGTACAAATTCTTCTACATTTGTGCTTCCTGTTACACTATGCTCTAGCTGGAATGTGTGTATGCCTGCTGCAAAAGTACTTGCATCATGATTGACTCTTGCTTTGAACCCTTTATATAGATTTGGTGTATAAATTGTGCTACTAAATGAAAGATCACTACCGTCTGTGTTTAGTAGGTTATAATCTGATTCTTCTACAATTTCAAGTGAGGTAGCAGAGCCTGTATTATCTGAACTAGATAGTGTTATTGTTCCTGCGTTTGTGCCATCAACAAGTGCTGACAAATCTCCGCTATCTGCATCATAAGCAAATGTAGGTTGTGCTTTTGTAAACACTGCTACAGTAGAATTTGTTCTTTTTACTGTAGATCCTGCTGTTAGTGTACTGCTTCCTGTATTGTCTGTAAATCCATATGCTAGTCTTGGATTACTGTTTATAGACTCTTGCACAATAAGAGTTTTTGTTCCTAAACCGTCCGGTGCAGTAATATTAGGATCATAAACTTTTAAATCTTCTGTAACAGTTAGAGGAAATATACTCGGAGTTGCTGTTGTATGTGTTAGTAATGACAGTGTTAATGTATCAGTACCGTTACCAGTTGCTGTACCTGTTCCCCATGTGTGTTGTAATCTTGCGCCTAATACTCCGCCTGCATCTGCATCACTTCCAATAGCGTCAGCTGTTGTGCCATCACCCCAATCCATAGAGTATGTTACATCAGCCATTGTGGTGTTTGTAGTTATGTTTTCCATATACAAACTATCGCCTTCGTTAACATACAAATCATTTCCTGTTAATGCAGTTCCACCTGATGATGCTCTGTATAATCTAAATGCCATTACAGGATCAGCTGTATAAATGATTACATAATCTTCTCTAGTTTGTGTTGCTTCACTTCCGTATCCAGCACCGTCGCTGTGATAAGCTCTTACAACTACAGTGTAAGGACTATTTGTATTTGATGTGTAAGTGTGGCTTGGTGTTAAACTAGTAACTGTTTCAGTTGTACCATCACCCCAGTCAATATCATAATTATTTGGATTGCCTTCTTTTACTATGGTTAGTGTAACTGATGTCCCTTCGCCTCCTGCTAAAGGTGTTCCTGTAAATGTTACGCTTCTGACAAATGTATTGTTAGCAACATTTAACATAGTTTCATTTAGTTGATCCATTGCTTCTGCTATATTTCCTGTTCCACTTAATAATTTATATGCACCGTCGGTGTAACTACTATCAGTTGGATCGCCTAGTGTAATTTGATCGCCTGACAAACCTCCTTGTACAGCACCGATGTTTGCATCAACATATGCTTTTACACTTTGCTGTGTTGGTATAGCAGTATCACTGTCACTTACAAGATCGTCTTCGTCAAGTATTTCTTCTACTTCAGTAGTTGAACCTACAGTAAATTTACCAACTACATCAACTGCTCCTGTACCTGCTGCTGCAAGTTCCAGTGTGTCGTTAGTGTTTAAAGCAGTTATTCTGTTATCACTAATTTTTAATGAATGAGTTAGAATATCATCATTTACAATTAAATTAGATCCAACTGTGGTATTTCCTGTAGATTCTATAGTATTTGCTGTAAATGCAAGTGCATTTAAATCACCTGTTGTAACTGTGCCACTTACATCTAATGTGCCTGTAATGTTTGTATCTGCAAGTAAATCAACACTTCCTGTGCCGCCGGTTGCTAGTTCTAAATTACTATTAGACTCTGTAGTTGTAATTAAGTTACCATCAACTCTAATATTGTCTAATAGTAGTGTACCTGCATTTACTTGTGCAGCATACAGATCCATCATAGTAGAAGTTCCTGGCATATGTACCATCATACCGCCACTATGTTGACTCATTGTTACATCACCTAAGTATATTGAATTTCCGCTTAGGTATAAATCACGCCATCTTTTAGTATCACTACCTAAATCATATGTATGAGTATCATTTGGTATTAGATGTGAATCAAATTCACCTGCAATAGTAATACCGTCAGTATCTGCATCGCCAATTGTAATGTTACCGCCGATTGTAACATTACCTGTAGCATTAATATCTACAGCGTCAATATTACCAAATTTAACGTTACCTGCTGTTCCTGAAAAAACTTCTGAACTATTTGTAGCATCTGGAATGAATGTAAATTTTTCATCTGTTCGGTCAAATCCAAAAAAGCCTACCTTTGCATCTGTCCCTGTGTGCCAACGGAATTCTATACCCTTGTCTTTAGTATCATCTGTTGTTGGTGCAGTATCACCGCCTAATGTTAATATAGGATCATCTAATGTTGTAACTGTACTATTAATTGTAGTTGTAGTACCCATAACTTGCAAGTCGCCTTGTATAGTCACTGTACCTGCACTACCTGCTGGTGTTGGATCAATAGTAAGTGTTCCGGTTGTTGTAGCAATAGTATTACCGTCAATAGTTATATTGTCTAATGCTAACGCAGTTGTAGTTAATGTTGTACCGTCAAAAGTTAAATTTGCACTATCTTCTACAGATCCATTAGTTCCTGCTAAAACAACACGACCAGCTGTTAAATTTCCTAGCTCGACAGTTGCAAATGTACTTGCTCCTGTTACATCTAATGTTCCTGCAATAGCAGTATTTCCTGTTGCAGATGCTACTGTAAAGTTGCCTTGTCCTATGTCAAATGTTGTACCATCAAAAGTTAAATCTGCACTATCTTCTATTGCACCTGATGTACCTGCTAATACAATTCTGTTATCTGTTAGATCACTTACAATAGCACTTGCTAAAGTAGTTTCACCTGTAACACCTAGTGTGCTGCTTAAAGTTGTAGCACCTGTAACACCTAGTGTGCCTCCTACAGTTGCATTGTCAGTGACATCTAAAGCACCTGCAACATTTAATGTTCCACCTGTTCCTGTTGGATTCGGATCAATAGTAATATCAGTACTTGCGCCGATTGTGCTTCCATCAATGTCAATGTTATCAACTGATATACTTCCAGTTACAGTTAAAATTCCTGTAATGTTTGTATCAGCTAATGTTGATGTTCCTGTAACACCTAGTGTGCTACTTAATGTAGTTGCTCCAGTAACTCCTAGTGTACCGCCTACAGTTGCATTACTTGATAATGTTGTATCGCCTGTAACACCCAAAGTATCACTTAATGTAGTTGCACCTGTAACTCCTAATGTGCTGCTTAATGTAGTAGCACCAGTTACACCTAATGTATCATTAAGTGTTGTTGCACCTGTAACTCCTAATGTATCATTAAGTGTTGTTGCACCAGTTACACCTAATGTATCACTTAATGTAGTAGCACCAGTTACACCTAATGTATCACTTAATGTAGTTGCGCCAGTTACACCCAGTGTGCTACTTAGTGTAGTTGCACCAGTAACACCTAGAGTATCACTTAATGTTGTTGCGCCTGTAACTCCTAATGTAGAAGAAACTGTAGCTGCGCCTGTTATGTTTGTATCTGTAAGGAGTTCTAATGTACCTGTTCCAGCTGTGGCAAATTCCAAATCACTGTTACTAGAATTAGTTTGTATTCTATTTCCGTCAATAGTAATATCTTCACCAATTAATCTATCAGCAAAAATTGTTCCACCAGTAATATCCATTTCGTTACCACTAGCATCAACAACTTTAAATCCGCCATTTTCTTCTTTTAACTGAATGCCACCTAGATGAATTGTTTGCCCTGCAACATAAAGGTTACGCCATTTCTTTGTAGCACTACCTAAGTCATAAGTTTCGTCCTCATTAGGAATTAAGTGTGATTCGAAATCAGCAGCAACAGTAATTGCATCTGTATCTGCATCACCAATTTGAATATTACCACCAATTGTAACATCACCACTAACATCAATATTACCAGTTATACCTAATGTTGTTCCGTCAAATGTTAAGTTACCGCTATCTTCTATTTCTCCACCTGTACCTGCAAGTACAACTCTACCAGCAGTTAAATCTTCAATTTTTGCTGTAGCTATAGTTGCATCAGTATTGACATCAAGTGTTCCAGAAAGTGTTACGTTTCCTGTAACATCCAGTAACGTACCATCAAATGTTAAGTTACCACTATCTTCGATTGCTCCAGCTGTGCCTGCAAGTACAACACGGCCTGTTGTTAGATCTGATACTGTTGCACTACTTAAAGTTGTCTCTTGTGCATCTAAATTTGCAAGTGTTGTATCGCCTGTAACATCTAGTGTTGCACCAATTGTAGTATTACCGTTAGTAGCAACATTATAAAGATCGTTTACGTTTATGCCGCCATCTAAAGAAGCAAGTCCTGAAGCAGTAACAGTTGTAATTGTAGTATCACCTGTTACGTCTAGTGTGCCACTTACGGTTGCATCACCTGTAATATTTGTATCACTTTGCAGTTCTATAGTTCCTGCACCAGCTGTGTCTATTTCTAAATTGCTATCAGAATTAATTGTTTCAATTCTATTGCCGTTGATGCTAATATCTTCAATAGTTAATTCACCGGCTTCAATATTTTGAACAAATAGATTTTTCCATTGCTTTGTATTTGAACCTAAATTATATGTTTCGTCAGCATCTGGTACTAAATCACTTTCAAAGTCTGCTGCTACTGTGATAGAATCAGTATCTGCATCACCAATAGTAATATTACCACCTAGTACTAAATTTCCTGTAATGTCTACATTACCTGAAATATTAGTATCTCCATTTACTGTTAAATCTTGTCCAACAGTTAGTGTTCCACTTACTGAAGTATCTGCACTTAGATTTATTACTGCTGTTCCTGCAGGAGTTACATTTATATCTCCTGTAATACTAGAGATTGTATTTCCTGCAAGTCTAATATTTCCAGTTTCAATCTTAAAAGGATCAACTGTGCTTGAGTTTACACCGCTTACAAAATTAATACCTGTTAGTGTTGTAACATCAAATGTTCCACCTTGGAATGTTGTGTTGCCTGTCTGTTGATCTACTGTAAAGTGATCTCCTATTCTAAAATCACCTCTTTGGTCAACACTTGAATAATAAACACGGCCTCCATTTGCTTCAGTGATTTCGTTTGCTTGTATTACTGCGCTATCATCGTTATCAAGTCTTTTGCCAACACCAATGTATCCGAAGTTATGAGATACCATTCTCAAACTTGTGTCCGCACCATCGGCTACTAAACCAAAGTTACCGTATACGTTTGCAGATGCAATTGAACGCATTTCAGCAGCAAACTCTTTTCTATCATACCTTAAAATACTTGTTGCAGTTGCACCGCCACTAAATGTAATTGATGCAGGAGTAGTATCAAATCCTTCTAAGTCATCTACTTTTCCGTCTTGTACAAGCGTTGTAGAATTTTCAACAGCGTCTACTGTAAGTGTAACTACAGTAGAACCGTCAGTTGATGTAAATGTAGCAGTATCACCTTGTGCTATTGTACCTACAACTCCGCCTAAAGTAATTCTTGTCTTACCTGCTCCGCCACGGCCTTGTGTACCTGTTATACCTTTAATAGCTTCATGTGCAAAATAAGTAAAACAATTAAGCCATTCTACTCTAGCACCGTTTGTCATTATCAAACCAACACTGTTTGGTACTATGAACGTACAACTATCAAATAACATTGCCGGTTCAATCGATCCAGTTGCTATACTTGCTCCATCTACTAATGCGCCACGACCAGCATCTCCTGCATCAAAGCCGTATGGATCATCTGCTGCATTTGTGCCTTGTCTAACACTAGAGCCAAAGTTAGCTACAGTTATATCTTTCATATACGCTGAACGGATAGTTACACTTGCTGTTGGCTTGTAACGTATTGCATAACCTGTGTCATTAGTTGTATTGTATTCCATTTCACGGATGGTCATACCTTCTATAACTACACCACCGTCTACACGGAAACAGTCTAAGTCTCTTGTTGCTGCACTTGGTTTTATTTGTGTAGCACGTAATCCTGCGCCTCTAACAGTAACGTTTGCAGGTACATCTAATGGAAATGTTTCTTCAAATGTGCCTGCAGAAATATTTACAATATCGCCTGTTGTAGCTTGCGATAATGCATATCTTATAGTAGCATATGCATCGTTTGGCAAAGCACCACTGTTATTGTCATCTCCGTTTGCTGTAACATATATTACATTACCTTCAGGTTTTACAATATCTATACCCTGAGCTGTAATAGTTCCAGTACCGTTAGCTAACAATTCTAAGTTTGCATTAGTATTAAGAGTTCTAATTCTGTTGCCATCGATTTCTATTTCATCTACAACTATTCTTTCTGCATCAACAACACTTGCTTCAAAGTTTGTTCTTGTTCCATCTTCGCTTACTATGACAAGTCCGCCTGCGCCATTGTCTTGTAGTTGTAGTGTTCCTAGATATATTGTTTGTCCGCTTACATATAATGAACGCCATTTTTTAGTAGCACTACCTAAATCATATGTTCCGTCTGCATCAGGTATAAGATGCGATTCAAAATCTGCTGCTACTGTGATAGAATCAGTGTCTGCGTCACCTATTGTAATGTTACCACCTAATGTTAGGTCACCTGTGATATTTGCATCACCTGTTAATGTTAATGTAGTGCCATCAAATGTTAAGTTACCACTATCTTCTATTTCGCCATCTGTTCCTGCAAGCAAAACTCTAGAAGCAGTCAAGTCGCTGACTTTTAAACTAGGTACAACAGTGTCACTTAGTATATCAATAATACCAGTTCCTGCTGCTTGCAATTCCATGTTAGCATTAGAATTGTAAGTTTCTATCCTGTTACCATTAATAGCAATCTCGGATAATTTCATATTACCGTTTGGATCAACTTCTACGTTTTCGCCTATTCTAGTAGTGCCGCCACCTTGACCAATTGAGGTATTACCACCGTCGTCAATAACTATATCATCATTATTACCTAATTTAGTTTCACCACCGTCTCCAGCACCTATCTCTAAATCTTCTCCTGGTCCTGTAGTAATACTACCTCCGCCGCCACCGCCGACTATAACTTCACCAAACTGTCCACCATCTCCACTTGCTGGACCGAGTAGTCCTGAATATACAGCACCTTGTATGTAAATAGATTTGCCACTAGTTAATCCGCTAGGTAAGTTTTCTCCAATAAAATTTAAAGTTCCGGAAGCATAGTCAAAGAACCATTCGTCGTTGTTGCCACTACCTGCTGCAAATATTTTATTCCCTGTACTTGCAGGATTTGCAGCGCCAGGATTATCTATAAAGACATTTACAAGATAAGTTGCACCAAATTGCGGAGGAATCCAGTTTTCATATCCAGAACTCCATGTTCTTCTAGGAGTAGCTGTTGCATCTTCAGTTGCTTCAACAGTTTCTAAAGTAACCACACTTGTGCTTGTAGTAGGAATCGTTGCAGGAATACTTGCAGCATCACCCCATATTTGGTCTGCCCGTAAAAGCAATCCGCTTGCAATACTTTCGTTAACAGCACTCTTAATACTGTTTACATCAGTTTTTGCAACACCGTAACCTACTTTTTTCCAAAGCCAGTCAATTTTTTGTATATCACTAATTGCCATTTACTTTACCCTATGATATAGAAAGTGCTGTTACACTTTCTCCTGCTGCTAATGCTATCCTTACTAAAACAACATTACCTGTCGAATTAGTCATGTTTTCTGTACCTAATGTCATTGTAAATCCGCCGCTCAACGACTGTCCAGGAATAATCCTTTCACCACTATTTGATGCACAGCCGTTAGAACCATTACCACCTGCGCCTGCGCCTGGTACACCGCTACCGTTATAAACTGCTGATGTATCTAGCCAGCCATTTATAGTACTAGTTGAGTCTATTGCTGTTCCCGGAGCAGCTATCCAACATCCTGTAATACCTGATGAACTTGTTATATTAATGTCAAAGTTTGCAACAACTTGACGTCTAAATGCCATTGTAAAATATTGTGTTCCTGTGTCTGCACTTCTATCAGGTCCTGCAGGAAGCAAAGCACTATAATCATCTACATTATGTTCAATTACACCATAACGTACGGTTGCTTCTTGTGTACCTGCTACTCCTGGATCTGCTGACTCTGTATAAGGATTGCTTGTGTAAAAGTTTGTAGCACTGTTAAATGTCGGAGTATCACCTGTTGCAGATGCTAGATCAAATATTCTAACAGCATCATCTGTAAAACCTGTACCTAAACTGTTGCTTACATTTACAGCAGTTTCATTTATACCACTTTGGTTTGCTGTATGTACTTGTATAACTTCTGGTAAAGTTACATATGAACTGTATCCGTTTATGTTACGAACTCTGTAACGTAATTGTTCTGTTACTCTAGCATTATTTGCATTTACATTGATAGTTAAGTCTCCAAATGCATATGGAGTTCCTATACCAGTATTTGCATTTGGTATGCCTCCTGTTAGCATTGTAGTTGCGCCATCAACGGCTGCATAGTTGTAGTTTTGTTCTACAATTCCACTACCACTTCCGTCTGTATCTGCACCGCTTGTTACTTCTATAACATCGTTAATATTAGAATATGTTTGTCCTACTAAATTTGTACCTGTTGCACCACTTAATGTTAAGCTGGCTCCTACATTATAATATGGAATTCCGCTAACATAACGCACTGTACCTGCGTTTGCTTCAGTTAACGTGCCTCCTGCTGCTACAGGATTTGCAGTTAAATCATCTTTTACAAATTCAACCGTGTTTGTGTCACCTGTTATACTATGACTTAGCTGATAACTGTTAACGCCTACTGACAAACTTGATCTAGTTTTGTTTACACCAGCAGTAAATCCTTGGTACAATCCTGGATGATATATGCTACTGTTAAAGTTTACTTGGCTACCGCTTGCGTTGTAAAGATTAAAATCTGCTTCTAATGGAACAGTAAGAGCAGAATATGTTCCACTGTTACTACCTGAAGTAAATGTTACAGATCCATCAGCTGTTCCGTTAACTAGAGCTGATAAAGTTCCTGCTGCTGCATCATAAACAAGAGTGCTTAATGTTTGTGTTTGAACTACTCCGCTATCACCTTCGTATCTAGTAATACTTGATCCTGCTGTTAAACTTGTGCCGCCGGTATTGTCTGTAAATCCTGCTGCAAGTAATCCAGTACCGTCTGAGCCTGTTAAATTAATTGTTTTAGAACTTAACCCAGCAGGTGCTGCAATATTAGGATCGTATACTTTAAGTTGTTTTGTTACAGATAAAGGAAAGATTCCTGGAGTAGCAGTGGTATGCGTATCTAATCTTAGAGTAAGAGTGTCTCTGCTTGTTCCTGTATTTGTACCTGTAGCCCAAGTATGTTGTAATCTTGACCCTGTTACGCCTCCTGGATCGTTATCACTTGCTATAGCATCGTCACTTGATCCATCTCCCCATAGCATAGTATATGTAACATCTGCCATAGTTGTATTTGTTGTATTGTTCTGCATATACAGGCTGTTGCCTTCAATCACATATAATGTAGACCCGCTTAATGCAGTTCCGCCAGTAGCAGCATTGTAAAGATCAAACAGCACGTCTGGATCTGCTGTGTAAATTATTATATAATCTTCTTGCGTTGCACTTGCTTCACTGCCATAGCCGCTGCCTTGATTGTTAAATGCTCTAACTGTAATTGTGTAAGGACTATCTGTATTTGAAGTATATGTATGACTCGGAGTGCTATCTGTTATTCCTAAGTCAACACTACCGTCGCCCCATGTTACATCATATCTATTAGCTGTACCATCAACTGTTAAACTTAAAGTTACTGTTGTTCCTTCACCTCCTGCTGTTGGTGAGCCAGTAAATGAAATTGAACGCACATATGTTGCATTCCTAATGTTTAACATAGTTTCGTTAAGTTGATCTATAGCTTCTGCTATATCACCGTCTGATGCTATCGCAGTATATGCACCGTCTGTAAATGTTCCATCACTAGGAGCACCAACTACAATTTGATCACCTACTAAAGCGCCTACTGTATCTGAGATATTACTGTCTACATATGCTTTTATGCTTTGTTGTGTTGCTAAAGCAGTAGCACTATCACTTACTAGGTCGTCTTCATCAAGGATATTATCAACACTTATACCTGCATTTATTCTTAAACTTCCAATTACTTGAATTAATCCTGTACCAGATGCAGTTAATGTTAAATCGCTGTTGCTTGCTGTTGTCTTAATAACATTGCCGTCGATCTCAATGTCATCATTAATAGTAATTTTACCTGTTCTAATAGGCGAACCAAAAACAACATCACCTGTGCCTGCTGCATTAATAAACAAATCGCTGTTGCTAATAGTTGTTTGTAATGTATCACCAGTGATTAAAATGTTTTCAGCAATTCTTGCACTATCAGCTTCGGTTAATCCACCTAGTTCGCCTACTAATTCACCATCTTCGTTAAATACCTGTAAACTGCCGTCACCTGAATCTTTTAATTCAATTCCACCTAACGTAATTGATTGCCCTGATAGGTAAATATCTCTCCATCTTTTAGATGCAGAACCTAAGTCATAAACTTCTGTTTGATCAGGAATAAGATGACTTCCTATATCTGCTGCAAAAGTAACAGTATCAGTATCAGCGTCACCTAAGGTAAGGTCACCGTCTGCTGTTATAGACCCTGTTGCATGAAGATTACCTGTTACTTCTACGTTGCCGTTTAGATTTATAAAGTCTGTTCCTGTAGCTGCGCCAATGTTAATATCGCCTACAGTAGTTGAGATAGAGTTATTATCTAAAAGAAGATCATCAATTGTTAGAGATCCTGCTCTTAGTTCAGTTGCGTTGATTGTTCCGGTAACGTCTAATTCGTATCCAGGAGTGCCGTTGCTAATGCCAATGCGATCATTTGTGACATCAAGGTATAATAAATTTGTGTTTACTGCCAGATCATCGTCACGTAAGAGATTGCTCTTAAGTAACGGACCTGAGATTCTTCCTACATTGGCCACATCAGCTCCTCAAATACGGCGATCCTGTCGCTCCAACCACTTTTTCATCCGCTTGGTTACGGCTCTTTGCGGGTTGACCACAGTTTGACCCTGCAACTCGACCAAGTTTGTTGCATTAATAGTATTTATCCAATCAAAAAAATAAGGGCTAGTAACTGCCCTTATTTGTCGAAGTTATGAATAACTGTGATGTTCTTTCCTGTAGGGGGAGCAGTACCAAAATCTAAATAATATCCTGCTGTTTTTCCTGCAGGATTTTGTACTAATGTATAGTTTGTTGTAGGTACTTGGTATACGTTTTCGATAAAAACAAATAAACTTTGTGGGTTGTTTGCAAAACTTGTAGGATCTTCTGGATCTTGATTGTCTAAAGGTCCAAATTGTGTTTCTACATCATCAGCACCAGTAAATGTTTGTTGATGAATTACTGTAGCAGTACCCATTCTTATCTTTTTCCAGTCGCCTCCAATATATGCTTCCAACTTTCCATCTATAGGATCGCCTGGATTTGACTCGATTAAATATCTCATCATACCTTCTTCTGGTACAAGAGGTCTTTCAGTAGTATCACCTCTAGGCACAGTAACACTTTTTCTACCTTCTAAAGAAAACTCTCCATTAGGTCTAACGACATAACCTCTGCCTTCGACATTTTTAATGTTTGTTACTTGTTTTCTATAAAATTTCATTTAAATTTCCACGTAACTTAATGTGCCTGATAAGTTGTTTGGTGTTGTACTAAACACTACAATGCTGTCTCCAGCTTCTAAAACAATTTTTTCAGTATCCATTACAAATGTTTCACCAGCTGATAAAGGTAATTCTTTAATTACCATATTAGCATTTCCAATACTACCTGTGCCACCATTGTTTACAATGTGCATAGTTAGCTTTGTTAAGCCCGCTAGGTCATTTGTAGGGTCTGGTGCTGCTGTATTAACTATCATTATAGTTGTAACAACATAGCTTTTATCAACAGGAACAGTAATTATTGTTTGTGCTGTGTTAGTTATATCTAAATTATTAATAGCCATTTACTTTTCCTTAAAATATTAGTCCAAATAGCACAGCAGTTCTATAACTTGCAAGTTCACCTGTCCTAGTTGCAGTTTGATATTTAACACCTGTGTCTTTAATACTTGTTGTATCGTGATATAATTGCACACCTGCTGTTGGAGCAGGTGGAGAGCTACCACTTACATCACTGTCTATTTGTAAAACATCGGCAACCTTAACGACTCCTCCTCCAGCAGCAATAAGATTTAAGTCATCGCCACTATTAGTTGAACTTATTGTAGTTCCTTGTATGGTTAAATCGTATATACTAGCTGAAGATGTACCGTATACTGCACGGTTGAATCCATCAACTTGTATTCTTACAATACTATCAACACCTGTATTATCAAAATCTTCAGCAGATACTAATGTATCTCCTTGTGCAATCGAGCTAGGAGGGTTAGCACCTGTAAAACCAGTAATATAATCAATTACCCATTTTCTATTTGGTATATCGTCGTCACCTACAACATAATTTTCGTAGTCAGCAGCCATAGCTCTAAGAGGATTACTACCTGCATCAAATACAAGAGGACCTCCTCCTGAGTCTATGCTATTAGTTACAATACCTGCTGTATTTTCTGTGCCGTTACTGTCAACTAGTTTAAACTTAAATGCGCCTAATCCTTGTGTTGCGTTTACAGGATCATCATAAGGCGCACTCTCGTCAAAAACTAATCTGGCATTTGGTAAATTACCACGCACAATTTCAATACCTGATTCGGCAGCAATACCACTTCCTGGTGTTATTCCCAATCCAGTTTCATTAATATTTAAACGAACAATTCTATCTTCAACATCTAATTCAGTTGTGTTAATAGTTGTTTGCTCGCCTTGGACAATTAAATCACCTGAAATAATCACTCTACCAACATCAACACCTGTATGTAATACAATGTCGCCGCCTGGTTGAACTGCTATTCTATAATCGCCGCCGGGTATATCAAGCATTTTACTCATACGTCATTATGCCTTTATTGTGAGTCTACGTTTGCACCTGCATCGTCTGCACCAGGATGCTCGCCTGCTGACCAACTTACTTTTGCAACATCAGCTGTTCCGCCTTCGTATTGGATCTTACGATTGTAAAATCTTGTAACTTGAACTGTTGATGAATCGTCAAGTGTTGCGTGTACTGTAAAATCACCTGCTACTAATGAAGCATTTGCTTTATTAACAAGGGTTAATACTTCTGATGTTGTACCATCTGTTACAGTAAATTTGTTTGCTGATCTTTGGTTTACAATCCAAGCTGGTGTTGTTGCACCTGCTACTTCACTGCCACCTGTAAAAAAGTAACGTGTGACTAGGATTTTGCCTGCGCCTTGACCAAAATGTCTTTTATTTAATGGACGTCCCATTTGTTTCTCCTTTTTGACGTTCTAAGTCTACGGGGTTGGTTCCCCATAAGTCCTCATCAAGAGGTTCTCCTCTGACAATGTATTTATCAAAAAAGAAAAAAGCTCGCACAGCGGCGAGCTTTTTAAATAAAAGGTGGGTGAAGGACTTGGGTATACCTCCAACTGCACGTCTAGATACCTGTCTATGTTACGTACAGAACCTTGCTCCGCTTAGTATTGCGATGTGCGTACTGCTTGTCTCCAAACTCTACGCCGGGCACTACCCCTAGCAAGTGCGCTTACCTTCTCTAGAAACAAAGTTATTAGCGCCAACCCATATAACAACGTCTTGTTATGTTATTAATATAACACAACTAAAATAAAAGTCAACCTTTTTTTAATAAAAAGTTAATCTTTTTTTCACGATGTTGTTTGATTAGTTGCTTGAAGCACCAAAACGTGAATCTATCCATAACACTTCTCCTCGTTAAAGGTTAAAGTGCGTTCCTTCGCCTTATGCTACTTCCGTCCCGTAGGATGAACGTAATAATATTTAGTCAAAAAAATAGGCCCCGTAGGGCCTATTTCTATTCTGTTAAAGCTAAACTTAGCTAAAGCTAACTGCACCGTTAGTAATAGCAACTTTACCTAAGTAATCAGCTGCGTTACCAAGCGATGATGCTGTGTTTGATAGCTCGACATATCCGTAACGTGTCATGAAGCTCACGACTGGCTCGAATGTGCCTGGATCAAGTACAACACCTGAACTCATTAGCGGGATGTATGGGCAATAGAACGCTGGTGCGTCTGACTCGCTTGATCCTTTGTAACCAATAAGTACAGCTTCGCTGTCTGCTGCATATGAATCTACATATACACGCATTGCATTGTTTAGTGTACCAACCATTTTTGTGTTAGTTGGTGCTTCAAATGTTCCCTCAGTTGTACGTGCAAACGCTGAAGTTGTTGCAGACTGTAGGATTGTTAGTGCAAATGGGCTAACAACCGCATAGTTACCTGCGCCTCTACGTGTACGCTGAGCGATCAAGTTTGCAACTCTGTTGACTTGTACTGCTAGTGCAGCGTGTTCGTCACCAACGAATGTTGCAGTACCTGAAACTGCTGACTGATCATATGTTTCAGATGCTGTTCCAGCTAGTGAACGTAGTGAAGCAAGAACTTCTTGGTCGATCTCAGCAGTAATTTCCTGCGCAAGAGCTGCCATGATTTCAGCTTCAATATCGATACCATGCTGTGACTGTGCATCCTGAGCTGCCTCAAAGGTCCAACGTGCTGATAGCTTACGTGTTTTAGCTTCAACAGTTTGCTTTAAGATCTGAATGCTTAGTCTGTTACCAGCTACACCTTCTAGCGATCCTGTTGTGCTTGGAGCAGCAGAGGAGCTTGGTGCACCTGAATATGATTCAGCGATTTTGAACGGTGATAGAGCCTCTTCACCTGCTGTTGCGCCGTTGTTTCCATCAGCGTAACGAACACGTAAAGTGTGGATCTGACCAACTGGTCCTGTCATCGGCTGCACACCAACTAGTTCATTTGCAATGACTGTTGGCATAACACGTCTGATGACTGGTAAAATAACTCTGTTTAGAGTTGCGACATTACCGGCAGAAGTAGCACCAGCTGTAGCAGATTCTGAAAGATACTTGCGAGTATTTTCTAGTGTTGATTCCATTACAGCTTTCTTGTTGCCTTGTAGGCCTTCGACAAGAGCGGCTTTTGTTTCCTGCCAGCGACTTTCTAGTAGTTCTGACATTATAATCTCCTTAATTAATTCCAGCTAGACGTTTAATGTCCACGACATTATTATCGTCTGCCTTACTACTAACGTTAGTATTTTCTCTGTTGCCTGTTACTTCTTTGCCTTCTGTTAATGGTGCCTTCTGCTTTGCTGGAGTTTTACCGTCGATAACTGCCGGTAGGTACTTATCAAACGATTCACGAAGTTTCTTCGTTTGAACACTTTCCAGTAAGTCTGTCATGATTTCGCGCTGGTCTTTTCCTAATGGACCTACCAACTCGTTCATAATTTTGTTGCGTTCTGCTGATTCAATTAGTTGCATTTTTTCTGCTTCTTTTGATTCAGCTAGTGCTTTTGCTTCATCAGCTGCTGCTTTTGCTTCTGCAAGTTGTTGATCTTTAACATCTACAACTTTTAGTAGTTTAGCAGTTTCACTCTTTTCGTTAAGATAAGAGTTTGTATATTCTGAAGCAAACGCTTCGAATAACTTACGACCGAAGTCGTTTTGACGTGCAGTGTCAATGTCTTCTTTAAGAGCTGTAATTTCATTTTTCAATGTGTTTTGTACAGTTTCAGAAACCATTTTTGCACTGCGTTCAATGAACTTAGCTTTTACTTTGTTAATATGCTCTTTACCTTCGCGGATTAGGCGTACCTTAGTTTCGGCTAAATCTTTTTTGTCGATATCAAATTCTGCAATTTCTTTAGCTAGAGCCTCTACAACAAATTCTTCTAGTTTGGCAAAGTTTTCCGCCATTCTAACTTGATCTTCGTGTAGTTCGTTAATTTCTTTACCTAGCTGCTCCATTACAAAACCTTTAAGTAGATCTGCATTTTCACGCTGAGCAACAGCATATTTTGCTTTTGCTTCAGCTAATTGTGCGCGATCTTCTACAAATTCTGCAACTTCTGCTGTTAGTTTTTCAGAAACCATTGCATCGATTGCTTCAACCATAGTTGCCTTGTCATGCTCGTATTTTTGAGCAAATTCCTCACGGAGTTCGGCAGTTACAGCTAAACGATTCTCTTGAATCTTAGCATTCCATGCTTCTTCGATTTGAGCTCTGATGTCTTCGGAAACTACGTCATTTTCAAATAGTGTCTTCAGTGCATCTATCATTACATTCTCCTTGTTCACTGGAGTTTGTTGATTATGTTAATCAACGATTCTTTTAAGTATTTTTGTGCCTTGTCATCATGTTTTGTTGCCTGAGCTAATTCGTATGCCTTATATCCGCCACGAGCATTCATTAAATGTTCGTAGATTGGTGTTGGGTATGCACCAGGGGCGCTTGGTTGTGCCACAACGTCCACAGTGATTATTTCAAAGTCCGATACTTCACCGGACCCATCTTCTCTTACGTTACCAGATCCCCTAGAGGAGACACCTAGTTTAACTCCGCTTTCAAGCATTGTTTTAACTAACTGTCCCATAGGGGTTGGTAGAATTTTTAACTTGCCGTATCCGTTAGCATCGTCCATCCAAGTTTCAGATATCATATGACTAACACGATCTAAGTTAATATTAAGTCCTTCAGGATGATCAACTTCTCCGAGAACACTATATCCTCCATTAATTTGATCATTGAGAGTTTTGACAGCCCTGCCAATTTCATTTACAGGATATACACGCTGGTTAGCATTACGTATACCACCTTGAATGATAATGCCCTTCATATAAAGGTCTTTACCTTCATTAGCAGACTCTACAACCATCTTAGCCTGGTCGAATGTCAAGTTCTCTCGTAAGTTTTTCATACCCTAGTCCTTACTTTGCTCTACGGCTGTCACCGTTGAGTGGGCTGTCTGCATCAGCTTTTGATGGAGCAGCACCTTTTTTCTCAGCACCGTGTCCTGGCTCAGTTTTACCAGCTTTTGCTGCTTTACCGCCTGGAACATTAACGTTACCTGCTGTTTCGTCTTTTGCGTTTAGATCACCTAAGCCTGCGTGGTCGCCTGCTTCGTTGTCTTTACCTTGTGCAATGTTTGCTGTAGTTCCGCCCATATCGTTTTTGCCTGCAACTACTGATTTTGAGTTTGCACCGTTGTCTCCCATTTTACCAAATCCTGGATACTGGTCGCCACCGATTTTTTCTACATACTCACGCATTTCTTCAGCTGCTGACTTTGGCTGCTTTGATTCTTCGACTTCATCTTCTTCGTCTTCATCTTTGTCAGCTTCAAACGCATATGCTTCTTCTTCAGGCTTGTCCATGTCCATGTCCATGTCCATATCGCCTTCGTCGTCACCTTCGTCGTCGTCACCTTTGTCGTCGCCCATCATAGCTGCAAACTCATCTTTAAGCGCATCAAGTGCTGCTTCAAGATCGTCAAGTGCTGCTTCTGCGCCTTCAGGGGCATCGCCTTCATCACCTGGTTCTTCATCACCCATATCGCCAAGCTCTTTTTCTAGCTCATCGGTTGGATCTGCTTCCATTGCTACTGGCTCATCCATAAACTCGTCTAGATCTTCGTCTGACTCATCTACTTCTTCGTCTGTTGCTTCATCAAGGTCTTCGTCTGACTCGTCTACTTCTTCGTCAGCTGCTTCGTCTAGATCTTCATCTGACTCATCAACTTCTTCTTCTGACTCATCTACTTCTTCGTCAGTTGTTTCTTCAACTTCTTCGTCCTCTAAAAGACCTTCGTAAATTTCTCTTGATTTTTCTACCACAATCTCGTGGAATAGTTCTTCAGCACCTTCTTTATCTTCGTTGATTAGGCGCTCAAGCATTTCTTCAAATTTGTTTGTTGACATTGCTTTCTCCTATAAATGTATTATCCTATGGCTAGGCTGTCAATAGTATTTAACATTATGAGGGAAATATGCGTAGAAATAGGCTCAAAACGAGCCATTTTGCTTAATCTAAAGGTATTTACCATATAGATTTAATCATTATACACTAGTTTTTTATGAAAAAAGTCATTTATTCTTTGTTGCTCTACACCTTTTGAGCATGATTGTAAGCAACGATAGCATACATTTTCTTTACTTGTAAAACTTTTTGGCAAATAATTTACAAAAAAATCATGTTCTAATAAGTTTTTAAAATTATTTGTTTGCAGATCATTAAAATTCTTTCCGTAAAGTTTTTCTATATTTTTCCACCATTCTAAAAAATTAGATCTCTTTGCAACATAATGGGAATGAAAATAACAACAAGGCCATAATTTTCCTACTTCGTCGATATACAAATACCCGTCTGCTACAGTTCTACAATTGATTTCTTGTAAAGCATATGTTTGTTTTTGATATTGATTTATTTTTGTTTTATCTGCTGTAGTAGCAGGAGCAAGATTTACAATGTTTTTTGATTTATTAATTTTATTTTTATATGCTGTTGGAAGAACTTTTACATCTGGTAATACCCATCTTGTACTCGCTATACTTTCAAATTTTTTAAATCCTAAACTATTAGCTAATATTTCAGCTTCCTTAACTTGATGTTCATTGTGTTTAAATTTAATAAATTTCCAAGTTGCAAAACCTCCAGCTTTTATAAAAACTTTTGCATTACTTATAATTTTATCATAATCTGTGTTTATCCTATATAAATGATTTGTGTCATCTAACCCATCTATACTAAATGTTACATTTATGTTTTTGTGTTTTCCTATGTTGTGCCAAAATTCATAATTTTTTGCACTACCGTTTGTGTGTATGTTTACTTCTTTGTATTTTTTTGCTGCAAATATAATAATTCTTTCTGCATCAGGATGAGCAATTATATCTCCTACAGTGCCGCAAAAATCTGCACTAATATGTGTTGTATGATTTAATAATTGTTCGCTTATAGATACAAATTTTTCGTAACTTAGATTTTTTAATTCTATATTGTCACTAAGTTTACTTGTGCCATAATTATGTCTGGCACACAGCGGACAACCTGCATTACAATAGCTAGTTATTCCAAACTCAATCTGTGTTATATTGTCTAATGAAATCATTTATATCTACAGTGCTATAATTACTATTATTTAATTCGGGCGGATGAAACGAGTTTTCATGCACAACTCTTACATATTGTATATTAGAATTTTCATTAATTACAACTCTTGTTTGCCGTAGCCAGTTTCCATAGTACGTTGCGGATGCATCGGGAGGTTTATAATTTTTTGTTCCTGCAAATATGTTGTTTATTTTATTGTTTATTCCTTGATAGTCAAAACCTAAAATATATATTTTTTCGTGTTTATGTTGACTTGCAAGCCATAAAGATGTAGGCCCACTTGACCAACCTTTGCTAGGTTCAAAATAATTTAATTTTTTAAATTCGCTGTATCTTTTATTGTAATTTGTATAGACTTTGTTTTCAAGATGAAATCCGTTGTTACAAATTTCTAAAACCATTTTAGGATCTACAGCAACTAGATAATGCGGTTTAAACGATCTGTACACAGCATTGCAAGCGTATACTGTGCCTATTTGTTTTAGTTTTTCAAGATCAATAGGAGTACGACTCGTACCGTTTCCTACCACGAAACCTATGCTCATATTGTAATTATTTTTTTATTTAAACAGCAGCTTCAGCATTGGCACTAATGCCATACATCTGTCTTACAAAATCAAGTTCTTTTGATTTTTCTTCGTTATGGAATTCGCTTGCTTTGCGAATTTTGTTTATTTGTTTTAATGAAAGTCTTGTTTTACGTGAATCGTCATAATCAAGAGATGTTTCATCGTCTTTGAGATCGACGCTTTTGTCCTCAATTGGCTCTAATGTTTCTTTATCAAAGTAATATAGTTCACGTAGTATCATATAGTTATTTATACCGTTTGGTCAGTTGTTTCGGGTGCAGGTGTAGCTTCGCCGCCAGTTACAGTTTCAGGAGCAGCTCCTTCTCCGCCGTCCATGCCGCCTTCTGCATCTGGAATTTCTTCTTCGCCGGCGCCTATATCTGCACCTATACCTGCGCTGCTTATTCCAGCACCGCGCATTTCACCAGCTGCATCTGTTTCTGGTAACTCTAGATTTTCATCGTTTTCTTCACGCCACAAACGTTCGTTTTCGGCTATTTCTTGATCTGTCATTCCTAAGAATCGTTTCATTGCAAAACGATTTGATATAAATGGAATAGCACTCATTGTTTGGAATGTTGGTATACGTGCATTATCTACTTCACTTTGTCTATATGCTGCAAAGTTTTGTGGAGGCTGGAATTTTAAATCAAACATTGCTGTATCAATGTTTGCACCTTTTTCTAGTAGATAACGTTTAAATTCTTGATTGAATTCTTCTGCAACTAGTCCTTGAAGTCTTTTACAGTATTCATTAAATCTAAGTTCCTGTATGTAAGCTGTGCCGACTCGTCCGTCATTATACTGCGAATTTGCATCGTCAGCGCCTGTAGGCAAGTAACTACTAGGAATTCGTAAACCACGTACGAGCTTATTAGTAAAATATCTAAGATCATCAATTTCGCCAAGATTTGTTCCTCCAGGTAATGTTTCTACTTTTGAGCCGCGGCCTTCAGCTGTTTGTGGGAAAAAGTAATCTTCGTTGATTGATAGCGGATTATAACTTGAGTCTATGACATTAGTGCCGCCGCCTGTCTTGGATGGGATTCGTCTTTGATGTATTTCCGTTTTTACACGCTCCACAAATTGCATAGCAAGGTGTGAAGGCATATTGCCCACATCAACGTAGAATACTCTTCTTTCTGGTGCTCTTTGAACACGGTAGATAATTATTGCATCTTCAAGCAATTCTTTTTGTTTGAATACTTTAAATATCGTTTCTAATAGAGAATTACCAAAAGGAAAATTGTTATCTAGTCCTTCTGATAAACTTAAATGTATTACGTGTTCTGCATTTACTGCTATTTCTCCATCAGCTTCGTGGAACCTACTTCCTGCCTGCTTAGGATAATTGCCTACCATTCCTCTAACACCGCCTTGAATATAACCGTCGCCGCCGCCAGTTACATTTCCATTTGTTTGGAATGGTGTTGTAGCAACCATATCCTTAAAGTTGATGTTAAAGTCTTTAATTATATATTGTTCAGGTCGTTTGCCTTCTGACTCATTAACAACAATACGTAAAACATTTGCAGGGTCAACATAAAACCACTTTTTTGTTTCCGGATCTCTAATAAAAAATGCATCGCCATATTTAAAAATGTTACGCATAATACGGAACAGTCTTGTTTCAAAACTTTGTAGTTTGTTCCACTGTTTTAGATACTGTTCTAAAATTGTAATTTCTGTATTTGTTGCTTTTGTATTAAAATTTAGTTGAAAACTTAAATTTGTTTCTCCGTGTTTTTGACTACAAAATTCAGCTAAAATGTCTAATGCTGCATTTACTTCTGAATCTAAATCCATAGTATTATACTGTCCGTATCTTTCAACACGGTTAGGTGATCCAGTGTATACATCTGGCAAATACGAAGAATAATTTGATCTTGCTGGTCCTGGTTGGCTGCCATTGCGAGGACTACCTAACGGACCATAAGATCCATCGCCGCCATTTCCTGTTGGTACTGGAGTAAAATATTTCTTCCAACTCATTTATAGACCCCTTTGAAGATCACCATTTTTAAGAGCTTTTGCACTATCTTTATGATAATCTCTACTTTCTTGTAATACTGTTAATATGCTTCTCAATGTAGTATTTAACCGATCTGCTGTTTCTGAGCTCATTCCTGAACCACCACTGTTACCTATAACATCTGCTGCTGCAACACCAGTTCCGCCTCCAAGCACTCCTTTGTTATCTTCTGACAATACATCATTTAAGTCACCTAAAACATCAACTAAACGTTCCATCGCTGTAGCATAATTGTTTAAGTTTTCAGCATTAAGACTATTTAATAATGATAACTTTGACTCAAAGCCTGTTACATCACCAACAGCTTGCATTCCAACTGCAACATCGTTAAACTTAGCTGCGGAATTTAAAATTAAATCTAATTGTTCACTAGCACTATCACTGCCAAAAATAGATGAAAAAATACTAGTATCCTGAGTAGTTCCGCTTAATTCAGCTGCTTTGTCTTGTAACCTTTTTAGTCCGTCTAAGAATGGAATAACTGTATTATCAATTACCTGTTCCATTCCGTCTAAGCCGCCTGACTTGTCGGTTCCTTCCGTAAAATCATTCCAGAACTGCGGCATTAATGTTTTCATTATTTCCCCAGCTTCGAATGCTATATTGTCTAATGATTTTAAATCAAGATTACCGCCAATTGAAACATTTGAAAGAGCAGACATTGCTTCTGTAAATGCAATAACTCCTTCAGCAGCAGTTTTTACACCAACTACATCAATTGTATGTTTTGCAAATTCTTGTATGTCTTTAAAAGGAATCGGATCTTTTTCAGCACCAAAGAAACCTAATACTGCATCAGCAACTGCTCCTACAACAGACCCTGCTCCTGATTTAGCAGAAGCAACGCCTGCTGCACCCATTGCATTACTAAATGCTACTAAAGCTTCTGCATTTGCTTTTACCTTTGTTGCATCAACTGTATACGAAGCAAATTTTACAACATCTTCCATTGGGTTAGATTTTTCACCAAACAATGAAGCTAAGCCGCCAGCAATACCACTTACTAATGAATTTAATCCTGCTGTTTTTTGATCTCCTGATGAAGCAGCCATTGCAGATTGGAATGCAATTAAAGCTTCTGAATTAGATTTTACTCTAGCTACATCAACATCGTACCCGGCAAAGCGTACAAGTTTATCGATAGGATCTTCACCGCCAAATAATTTACCAAGACCTTCAGTAATACCTCCTATCATAGAGCCTATGCCACTAGCAGCCGTCCCGGCTGCACTAGCTGCCATTGCATCGCTAAATGCTACCATCGCTTCTGCATTTGATTTTACTTTTGGTGCGTCAATATCTGCTTGACTAAATCTTACAAGTTTATCGATAGGATCTTCTGCACCAAATAACTTGCCTATTCCTTCAGTGATACCTCCTATCATTGATCCTAAACCAGCAACTGCTGTTCCTGCACCAAATGCAGCCATTGCTAGGCTAAGATCTATCATTCCACTGGCTGCTGCACTTAATGCTGCTCCGTCTAATTCTTCAAATGATTTTAATCCCTCAGTAAAGGTAGGAAGTGCTTTACCAGTTAACCAAGCAGCGGCTGCTATACCCGCACCTATTACAGTTATTGTTCCTGCAAGTATAGTTGCACCTACAAGTACTTGAGGATTTGCAAATGCTTTTAAGCCGGCAGCAGCACCTTTCATAACACCTGCACCCATTTGTCCTACAAAGTTACCTATACCCTTACCTGCATTTCCTGCCATTTTAGCTGCACCAGCACCTGATTTACCACCCCCTTTAGATGTAGGTGCAGTAGGCGATGCTCCGCCGCCGCCAAATAGTTTTCCTGCAACACCCGAAACAGTATTTGTAATAGTAGATTTAAATGCGCCTGCTAAAGCACCTACAACTGCTTTTGCTGCAAACAGTGCTGCTATACCTCCAACAACTGCTGCGATTGTTCCCGGATTTTCAAATATAGCTTTTACACCGTCTAATAGAACTCCGCCTAAAGCACTAAAAATTTCACCATCTGCAAGTTTTTGGGCAAAGTTTCCTAGATAATCAATTACATTTACTAGTATATCCCCGAACTTTACAAGGGCTGTGCCTATAGCATCTGCAAGTCCGCTACGAATAAATGCATCTTCTAGCTTAGTTCTTACATTTAATAGATTTTGACTAAACTCTGAAAGACCTTTTGTAACGTCACTTCTTTTTTGTTGTTCTACTTGAGCTGCATTTGCATCTGCAAGACGTTGAGTATATGTTCTTGCTTTAGCAACACTATCCATAAACTCACTAAATCCTGCTTGTCCTTGTAATTGCTGAACACCTGCTGCACCTAGATTATCTGCAAAGGCAACAATCTGAGGGGCTAGAGCTTTTAGTCTACGTTGATATTCTTCTTGGCTTATTTCGCCTCTTGCATTTGCTTCTGCAAGGTCGCTTAATCCTGGAACAACTGCTGCTAGTCGTCTACCAAAATCACTTTGTGCTACACCATCGCCTAGATCGGTCATTACATCTGCCATACCTTGGCCAAGCATACTAGATGTATGCTGTGTGTTAAGTGTAAAGTTTTCAAGAGCATCGCCTTGAAGCCGGGCAGCTAAAACGTTAAAGTTTGCTGCTTGCATACGCCCATTAATTTCTTCTTGAATTTGTTTACGACTTTGACCAGTAACTTTTGCTAGTCTATCAACTTCTGTAAGATAATTTTGAGCGCCTGCTATAAGCTCTCTATCTGACTGTCCTCTTAATTTTCCTGACATTGCTTGCAAATTAATAAAACTTGCAAAGCCTTCGTTTACACCTTCTATTGTAAAGCCCATAGACAATAAGCCATTTTCTTGACTTCGTAGTGTCTTAGATAGTTTACCAAATCTTGCTGCACCATCACTTGTTGTTGCACCTAAAAGACCCATACTAGATGCATTTGTTGCAACAATTTCAGCAAACTGTTCTAAACTTAATCCAGATTGTGCTGCTGCTTGACGCATTGCAAGCATATTATTTCCAAACGCCGCACCAGAATCTGATAATTGTCTAAATGTATCTAAACTTGATTGGAAATAATCATTCAGAACTCCTAAACTTCCTCCTATTAACGGAATGTGTTGTGTAAAGTCTGTAAGTTCTGTACTGCCTCTTAGTAGTTCTTTACCGAAATTAGTTGCTGTGCCTGCTGCAAATCCTAACACTTTACCAAAATTTTCAAGCGTAAATGCTTTTTTAAGAGTATTTCCAACATCTTCCATTATTGTAGTTGTTTTTTCAATTTCATCTGAAAATGATGTAAATTGCTCTTTGGTCTTTTTTGCTTGTTTGCTTAAATCTTCTAAATTCTTTTTACCTTTAGCATCTAATCCTTTGGTTTTTTCTAGAGCAGAAACAAGGCGTTGCAGTGTTACTTCACTAGCAACGCCATCTTTACCAACGTTGGATATAATTACTTCGTCTTGATCAGCCATATATTAGTTTACCAGTTATATACGCATATAAATAAATTAGATACATACTTGTATAATGTATTTATGCGGAGTAAAAAGGTGGAAAATACAAATCAAAATCCTTTAGGCAAGTACTTTAGACAGCCTAAAATATATATCAAGCTACCAAGTGGTGGAAGATTCTATCCTGACGGAGCTCTTGAAGTTACAGATACTGGAGAATACCCTGTATTTGCAATGACTGCAAAAGATGAACTGTCAATGAAAACACCAGATGCTTTGCTTAACGGTCAGGCTACAGTTGATGTAATACAAAGTTGTGTGCCGAATATTAGAAATGCATGGATGATGCCTAGTATCGACTTAGATTCAGTCCTTACTGCAATTAGAATTGCAACTTACGGTGAAACAATGGATCTTACAATAACTGTTCCTAATACAGAAATGGAAACAACTTATCAAGTTGATTTGCGTCAAGTAATGGATACTTTTAATGGTATAGATTACGATTCTACAGTACATATTAATGATATGTCTATACATATCAAACCGTTAACCTATCAACAGTTTACACAAAATGCAATTAAATCATTTGAAGAACAAAGAGTGTTTGCTATTGTTAACGATGAAACTATGTCTGATGAAAAGAAAATTGAAATGTTTTCTAAAAGTTTCCAAAAACTTACAGCTTTAACTGTAAATGTTGTTGCTCAAAGTATAGAAAAAATTCAAGTTGAAGAACAAACTGTTGTAAATCCTATGCATATCATGGAATTTATAAACAATGCTGATAAAAAATTCTATAATGCAATAATGGATCATATGGAACTTCAAAAATCTAAATTTGAACTTAAACCTATGACTATAGAAGCAACAGATGAGCAAATATCTGCAGGAGCACCTAAAACTTTTGATGTTCCTATTGTGTTGGATGCAGCAAATTTTTTCGTATCAGGATCTTAACCTGGCCGGTTGACCGTATCCTTAACGAAGTTAAGGAAATGGAAAATCAAGTAAAGAACATTAAGTTAGAAACTTTTAGACTTGCTTGGCTAATGCGTGGAGGCATGACACTAGATGAAGCGTTTGCGTTAGGGTCCGAAGAAAGAGATATAGTGTCAACACTAGTTAAAGAAAATTTTGAAATAACTAAAAAAACGCAAATGCCTTACTTTTAACGCACAGGTTTTGCTTTCATCGATCTAGCTCTATCTGCTCTCTGTTGAAACGCTGCTTTATCTGCTTGACTTCTGCCTGGTGTATCTTTAGCTGCACCTGCTAATTGTTGTTTTACAGCATCTGCTACACCTGCTTTTTTAATTTCTGCTGCAAGTTTCTTTAAGTCAACTTCCGGTGCTGCTGCGTCTTTGCCTTTTGGTTTTTCAAGTTTTACATCACTCTTAACACTAACTGCTTGGATTAAATCAGCATCCATTCCTGCTTTACTTAAAATATCATATATGCTTGCAACATCTGTAGGTTCACCTAAATCAGTCCATGTTTGTTGTAATTTTTTCTGTGTAACCTTATTGCCTAGCTCTTTGCGTAAAGGAGCAGTTTTATCCATTGCATAATCTGCTGCATCTCCTGCAACATCTGCTGCTTTTGCAGCACCTTTTTTAATTGCACCGCCTGCTGCTCTAGCTCCTTTTGTAGCTGCGTCAGTGCCTTTTTTCATTAAGCCAGCAGCTTTACTTGCAATATTTCCAAAAGGACCTTCTGCAAGATAACGTTCATATTCTAAGTTAAGAGAATCTGTAATGCCTGCTGCTTTTCTTGCTGCAAGTTGTGCCGGAGTTGGTGGTTCTTTAGCAACAGCATCTACATCTGCGTCTGGATATAAAGACTGAACATATTCTCTCGCAGGTTCGCTCATACCACCCATCGGATCATTTGCTCTGACTATTTGTTGATATTCTCTTAATTCATCAACTGTAAGCCATTTATCACGTATAAATCCACCATCAACGCTTGCTTTTACACTGCCTTCTGTTACATCGCCTTCTAGGTTAATATTGTCTTTAATTCTTTCTAAAACTTCTAAATCAAATTCACCTCCGCCAGGCAGATCTTCTAATCTCTCTTCATATATTTTTCTTGCAAAATAATCTAAATATTCTTCATTGCTGTCAAATGAAGGAATAAATTCTCTGCTGTTACCGCCTGCGTTAGCTATATCATCGGAATCAACTTCACCTTTTACAGTAGCAAGTTCTTCATCTCCGCTAAACCAATCTCCAATTTCGTCTCCAAGGAATCCAACTGCTGCACCAAACGCTGCTGCTTTTGCAGATTTTCCGACTGCTGTAGAAAGATCTTCGCCTTGAAGCATACCTTTAGTAGAGCGTAAAATCAAACCTGCTGCTGCGCCACCTACAGGACCTGAAATAAACGCTGCAACTGCGGTTAAAATACCTACAGCAATAGTTGCTTTACCAGGATTTTCTTTAGCCCAGTCACTTACTGCTTGAACACCTTTTACAATTTCACTGTCTGGATTTTCAGCACTAATTTTATTTTTTAGATTGTTAAATGTTGCATCTGCATTTTTTACAGGTCCGCTGTCTTTTACAGCAGCTTGAAGTTCTTTTAATTTGTCTTGTACTTTTTTATAAACTTCAGGAGTCTTTTTAAGAGCGTCTACACCTTTTGCTGCTGCATCACCTGCTTTACCTAGTGCTGTTCTATTAGCACCACTATCCATTGCAACTTCTTCAGCACTTTTAAAAATTGCTTGTATCTGCTGAGGTGTAAGATTTTGTTCAAGTAATGTTGTTAATTCTTCAAGTAGCGGCCAAAGTTCTTTTTGGTATCTATCAACATGAGCTTTTTGTTCCTCATTAAGAACTGTATAACCTTCGTTTAGAATTCTATGCGTTTTGTTTTCAAATAGTGTAACTTCTTGTAATCTCATAATAGTGCCGCCAATTGTTTTTTCTGTTCAGGTGATAATGCATCTATTTGTTTTTGCATAGCTGGTTCAACTTTTATTTCTGGTTTTGCGTCACCATCTTTTTTTGGATCAGCTTTTGCATTTTTCTTATCGCCTGCGGCAGCAGGTCCTGCGCCAGCAGACGGGTCAAAAGTTTGTGCAACTGCTTTAGCAATTATAGTAGCAACTTGTTTGTCTTGTAAAGGTTTACTAATAGTTTTTAACATATCAGTAGGTAACCCTTGCTTAGCCATAAAGTTTGCAAGTGTTTGTGCATCTACTTGATTTTTGTTAAGATTAGCACTTGCTGCTGTGCTTAACCATCTTCTGTAAATTAAATTACTGCGTTCTTTTCTATCTACATCTCCTGCCATACTAGCAGCAGTATCCTTAGCACCTAATTTTGCAGCAGCTTTAGCACCAAACTTTTTAAGCCCTGTTCCTAAATCACTAAAAGGTGCTTCAGCAACTTGCTCTTCACCTACTAGTTTTCCTTTTAAAGGATGTGGTTGTTCACCTGTTTTACTAGGTTTTGATTTTTTAGGCATTTTATCTTTGCCACGAGCATGGTCTGCGTGTTTGTATTCTTTTTCAGAAATTACGTGTAATACCTTCATTTGGTGCTCCAATATTAACTTACAGTATTTATCTTATATTGTATATATTAAATAATTCGCTATGGATACAAAAATTTATACCTATCATGTAATAGATAAGAATGGCAATTATATAGAACGTAATTTGCCAGATAGAAATCATGCTGAAGTTGTAATTCGTTTTTTAGAAGAAACAGAACATAGAAATGATCTAGCAATTATAGCTGAACATAAACCACAACTTAAAGGGCATATACTTGGACGTGATCCTGATCTACATTAAAGTTGTTACTTCGTAACAACTAGTTTTCGCTTTCGCTCAAACTACATACTTCGTATAATAATAAGTGCGAAGCACTTACGTTTCATGTAGATTGTTTCAGTCAGACGGAACCTGTTACGGTCCCGTCGTCTCAAAAAATTAGCTTCATGTGAGTTCGCCACCAGCCGAGACTTGGAAGTAGGTATTTGTTATACTGCTACACAATGGGCTCTGACCTTTCCCAACCTACGTCGACATATGTAACATAAAGAGTACATAAAACGCTTTTATGCTTTCTTTATAGTACATTACCTCCCGCTTCGTTCCTATTGCTAAAGAGTTTTTATGTGTAATGTGCAGTTTTTCGACAGCCAACAATCTATCTACGTCAACCAGTGAGCCCAATTTGTCTGATGGCTTCCGCACTCTGGTGCGTCGATCAACGTGTTACGTGTGTTCCGATCAAGGATACTTTTTCCACAGCGGTATTTCTAAACTGGCCCGCCAACCTTATGTGTTGGATTGTTTTGCCTGTTCTAGTAGTGCCTTGCGCAATTTATCGGAACCGCCAACTCTAACATTAATAATTCCATTGTAATACTCATCCGTCTCTAACACACGGCGGTCAAATTGCTCTCTAGCCTCTATGTAACTCATCTCTGCTCTGCTTTTACAGAAATAAAGTATTTCTCTTGTGAAGTTGTCTGGGCCTAACTTGTCTACGTCTGCTTGTAGCCTATCTGAAGATCCCCAATAGTCTCTCCAATCGCTTTCTTTGTAGCCTCGTCTTTTATTTTTTTTGCCTTTAAGTGGTGGCTTAGTAGTTTTAAATTTTGCAAGTTTCTTGCCTATGTACTTTTGCCCAGTTGTGGTATTGGTTATAAGGTAAACAAATCCTTCATATTCGTCTGAAATAGTTTCAATTTGTTTTCCTTTATAAGTCCAGTGCATGAACTTATATACCGTTGCCTATGAGTTGCCTTGGTCTTTTTTGGTTACTCTTGTTGTATTGTGATGGTTGTGTATTTCTTCCATTCTAATTTTTGCAAAGTGCCTAATTTCACGTAGAAATTTTCTAGCTGATCTGTGTGTTCGCACAGAGTTACGTCTTTCAAACTTTTCGTTTTCTTTAAAATAGTTTAAGTACGCTTCAACTAGTTTATCGTGTATATCACTCATTCTACAATTTCTATATCGTTCTCGTAACTTGTAAATCCGTTTTCTTTAATTACTTTCATTACATGGTTAACACGACCTACTAGTTCGTCTTTGTGTGAAATTAAGAAAACATTTTTATCACGCTCTCTACCCATTTTCTTTAGAACTGCTAAACTATTTTCAACACCAGCAGTGTCCATGCCACTGTCAATTAGCTCGTCAATAAACAAAAGATTTACATTTTGGTAAAGCGATTCCCATACATCTCGGAAAGCAAAACTAAGTCCTAATATTAGTCTGTTACGTTCGCCTCTACTCAAGTTATCAAAATCTAAATCTTGTCCTAACTGTGTAATTTCTACATTAAGATCATTTAAAAATTGTACTTGATGCGGAAGACCTAGTTTGTCGAGATAATATGTTAATCTATTATTTAGGTATGCTAAGTTCTGATCAATAATTTTCTTACGGATAAACGAATCTTTGTTTGTTAGTAGTTTCAACAAAAACTCTTGATGATCTTTAAAATTTGTAAGATTATTTACAGGCGTCCAATCAATATCAACAATAGCAGTATTTGTAAGTTCATCAATTTGCGTTTGATAAGGATCAGTTTCTTTTTCTCTATTGTTAAGAGTGCTTTTTAAATTTTCAACATTTTGTCTATGTTCATATGCTTCTTTTGCAGTTTCATAAAAAGTTTTAGGCTTACCATTTATGTCGCCTATTTCTTCAAGAGCTTCAACAACTTCAGAATGTTTATGTCCTAAGTCAGTTTGATATGCTAATGCATCAACTAATTCTTTGTTTTTTCTTTCTGCAATTTCTGCTTTTTTGTCTGCGTGAAGTTCTTGCCCACAAGTGTAGCATACAGCATCTTCTAATTCTAAGATGTCTTTATTGACCTTTTCTACAGACTTACTGGCACGTTGTAGTGCAGGCTCAAGTGTGCTTAATTCTTTTTTAAGAGCCAAAATAGCATTATTATGTTCATTCCAGTTTAACAATTTTTCATGAGAATCAAGTTCAGCTTCAATGTCTAAATGTTCTAATTCGTCGATAGCTAGTTGTAATTTGTTGCAATCTTTTGTTTTTTTAGACAGCCAAGCACGTTGATTGTTTTTTAAGCTATCAATAGTAGTTTGTATTTTACCATTTGCTGCTTGTATAGCTTCAATTTTAAGTGTTTCCTCGGTTACTGCATCTTTAGTAGATTTAATTTGTTCTTTAAGATTTTCTGCTTTTTCACTAAGAATAGTAATACCAAGAAGTTGTTCGATAATAGCACGTTGATCATTTTGTCGCATACTCAAAAAAGGCTCAGTATATGTGTTTAATGCAACAACGTGTTTAAACATATCATGGCTCATATTAAGCAAGGTGTTTATAGATTCTTGTGTTTTGCGACTATCACCTTGCGATTCATCAGTCATTTCTTGTTCTTGATTATTGATATAGAACTTTAAAATATTAGGAGAGCGTCCGCGCTCAATCCTATAATCTTGTCCGTCCTTCTCAAAGTGTAGGGTGACTAACATCCCCTTACTATTAGTCTTATTAATAAGATTATTTCGTTTGATGTTAGTCAGTGCTTGGCCGTACAAGGCGTAGGATAATGCATTGATTATCGTAGTTTTACCTGTACCGTTTCGTGAGCCTGAGTCGTCACCTCCTTGATCGAGATTTTCACCAAGCACGAGTGTAAGATTTTGTTTATCAAAATCAACTGCTTGAGTTTGATTTCCTACACTCATAAAGTTTTTAACTGTTAAATCTTTAATACGTATCATAGTTCGTTATAGATGTCCAATAGCATTTTCTTATTAAAGTTGTCTGAATCAATTGCAGAAATTTCTTTTGACACAATTTCGTCTATACTTTCAAATTTTGAAATATCTAGTTCAGTGCTAATTTCTTCAATTTGTTTTTGCGGGATAAGTGTAATTTCTCTGCACTTATAATTGTTGATGTACGTTTCTTTTATAAATTGTGCTTCTTCATAAGAAATTGGTAAATCGAGTGTAACTCTCAAATACATATTAGGTTTTATAATATTAGATTCAGGATCTAATAATTTACTTAATGTAGTTGTTCTATACTTAGGACAATCATCCCAATTAATATAACGAGGCTCTGCATTGTTTTCTCTGTCAAGAATCATCATGCCTCTTTCGTCATCCCATGCATCTGCATAATTGTGTGGAAATGCATTACCGAGATAATGTACTTTGCCTTGCACTTGTCTTTTGTGAAAGTGTCCGCTAAACACATATTCTTGATGTTCAAAATGTTCAGCACGTAATTCGCCGTGGTCTGGCATCTGTACCATAGCATTCATATAGAAACTAGGCAGTTCAAAGTGCCCGAACATATATTTAGATTTAATTTTGTTAATTTTTTTCCATTCGTCGCCTACTAACCAAGGTACAAGTGTAACATCGTCAACTGTTGTAATTTCGTCAATAAATGTTATACCAGGAATGTAAGTAGCAAATGCAGTTGAATTTACATCACGTTTATCTTTGTAATATAAATCGTGGTTTCCGTCAAAAAAGAAAAACTGTTCAAATGACTTTCCTAGTTTTTCCATGCAACGAATTGTAGCATCCATTGTGGTTAAATTTAGACTGTTTCTATTATGATGCCAGTCGCCACAAAAAATACCAGTTTCGCATCCATTTGCTTGAGCTTGTTCAATATACCAATCGATAAAGCGTTCACAATCATCGTTGTGTACTTTTGAGTTGCCTTTTAGGCCGAAGTGAATGTCCGTAAATACGGCTGCTTTTTTAAACAAAGTTCTAGAGTCCTCTTATCTTCACATATAGTATAAACTAATTTTTAAGTGTTGTCAAGAGATTATTTCATCTCTCTTTCTCTTTTTTGAGCAGCTTCCCACTCGCCTGCGTGTTGTCTAGTGTAGCTAGGGTCTAAACCGTTTTGTTCGAGGATGTCGTCTCTAATGTTTTGATTGCGTTTTTCAATGTTGATAACACGTACAAATGAGTTTGTGACTGCCGCTGTGTAGTAAGCAAACGGGTTGTTTGATTTAGATTCATCAAATTGTAAACCGATTTGAGCAAGTTGTAATATTGCTTGTCCTCGCATTTCGTCATTGTACGTATATCCTCTCACGTTGCCTCTAGTGCCGTATCTATCACAGAGCTTCATCCACATTTTTGCAAGTTCGTTTGTTGTTTTACCATTAGTTAAACTAAAATGTCCGTTTTCCATTCCGCCTACCCAATGACTTTTTCCGACACACACTAGTTCACCTTCTTCGTTAAATTTGTAATGTTGAAACGGAGGAAAGTTTAATTTTACTTTTGTATCTGCTATAGTTTTTGGTGTCTTTTTTCTACCTGGCTCGTCTGGTATATGATCAAATGTCATAATACGAAAAATTAGTTCTTCCTTAGTAATCTTTGTATAAGGAATTTCGCATTCTGCTTGTTTTACTTTCTGACCAGCCATTTTTCTTGCTTCATAATCGGCTGTAGAAAGACGTTTTGCTTTATTGCGTTTTGCTTCAGCAATAGTTCTAATATTAATTTTTTCAATATCAGGAAGAATAATATCAAACTGATTGTATTCTGGTGATACATAGCTGCAATAGCTAGTTTTTGATTTGTGTATTTCTTTAAGTAAATCTTTATTGTTTAGATAATTTTGTCGTCTCATTGATGTTTTCCTAAGTTATTGATTACATTATAATACACGTACTTAATTTTGTCAACTAAATAGTAGTATAGGAGACAAATATGGCAATTAGTAGAACCAGTAGGTACGAGATTAACGGTAAAGAAGTTAGTAAAGAAGAATATGAAGCAATTATGGGTCCAATTCAAGGTATCCGATCTAACGCTCCTAAAGATGGTAAAGAGATGCCTAAAGAAGGCGCCCAAGCTAGATGGGCATCTTATGACGCTGATTGGCGAGTTAAACTTGGATATAAATCCGGCTCCTATAATAATATACTAGCCCCTTTAGCAACTACAGGCGGAATGATATTCCCTTACACTCCTACAGTTCTTATTAATCATACTGCAAATTACGATTCTTTGCACCCTGTACATAGTAATTATCCTTTTTATGCATATCAAAACTCACAAGTGGATCAAATTACAATTACAGGCCAATTTGTTTCGCAAACAAAAGCGGATGCTGAATACTGGGATGCAGCTACACATTTTTTAAGAAGTGCAACTAAAATGGCATATGGTCAATCTACTAATCAAGGTAATCCTCCACCATTACTCCGTTTAGACGGATACGGACAATATGTGTTTAACAATGTTCCTGTAATACTACAAACTTTCATGGTTGATTTACCTACTGATGTAGATTACATTGAAACACAGTTTGGAGGAGGAGGAACTACTCATGTTCCGGTTAATGCACAGATATCAATTACTGTCGTTCCGCAATACAGTAGATCTAAAGTTGAAAAATTTAGTTTAGACAAATACATAAGCGGCGGCTACTTAAAAACAGGTGAGGGGTATATTTAATGAGCTTTTATTCTAAGTCAAGTCCATACAACGGCACTGAGTTTAATTCTGCAGGGTATTTAGGTAACTTTGAAATCAGACCTGTACCTAAAACTGCTGACGATTATCTATATACTATTGAGCCTGTCTTTCACCAGAGACCTGATCTAGCAGCTCATGTAATTTATGGCAATGAAAAATTATGGTGGGTGTTTGCTCAACGGAACATGGATATTTTAGTTGATCCTGTAATGGATTTTACAGCAGGCACACAAATATATCTATTAGATGGACCGAAGATGAGAGAACTGCTTGGACTTTAAATGGCAAATGTAACAGTAAATAATCCAACAGCAGCAATTAAAGAATATGTTTCTCAAAATAAAGCTGAGTTGAATAATGCCGGTGCTACTCAAGAAGTACACAATACCGGTGTGGAAAGAATGCAAGATTTTTCCACACCTGGACCAGCAGGAGATACTGCAACAAGGCAAAATAACTCAACAAGTGTTTTTCCTAATGAACTAGAACAATTTGCAACAAGTAATCATATTTTTACACTTTCTGTTTTGACTTCAAGGCAGCTTTCTTATCCTGACAAAACATATCGTGCTGGGCAAACAGTGGCTCCGGTTTTGAGAAGTGGAGGTGGTCTTGGAGACCAAAAAGTTAAAACAGTTTACGAAGGTTCAAATAAACTAGAATACTTTATGGATGACGTAGAAATAGAATCTATAATCACACCTACAGGAAAGCAAAGAGCAACAAATGCTACTAATATAAAGTTTAAGATTATGGAACCTTATAGCATGGGTTTATTTTTGCAAACTTTACAAATTGCAGCCGCTGCTGAATACAAAAATTATTTAGAAACACCAATGCTGCTTACGGTAGAATTTGTAGGACAGAATGATGATGGCGAATTTATAGGCGGAGTTGCAAAAAGATATTATCCGCTAAAACTAGTGTCTATGGATATGAATGTGACAGGTGGCGGCACGGTTTATGATGTTGAAGCTGTTCCTTACAATGAAACAGGACTAACAGACAATATTCAAACGATGGATACGGACATAGAACTAACAGGAACTACTTTAGCTGAATTATTAGATACAGGTGAGCAAAGTTTATCCAAAGTTGTAAATGATAGATTTATTTCTCAAATTGATACAGGCCAAGCTGCTAGACCTGATGAATTTATAATTTTATTTCCAGACGATGTTGCAGGTACAAAAGGACAAGCAGGTGGAGCAGGTGATGGTAGTGTATCAGAAACACAATCTGCAATGTATGATTTAACAGCTCAGGATTTACCTCCTAGAGTGACTGTAGACACAAGTCAATTACCTAGAGGAAACAGTGCATCAGATAGAGAAGCTATAAGAGCAAGCACTCAACAATTTATAGCAGCCCAGTCTAGCTTGACAGCAAAATTGCGTGAAAATTTGTCAGGTTCTCCTAACAAAATTGGTCAAGCTAAGATGATACAAAGCATAGACGATGCAGGTAACAATCCGTTAAACAAAGCAGGACTTAGTTATAACGGAGAAAAACAAATTTTTGAAAATGATAAAATGTCAGTTAGTGCAGATTTAAGGACGTATTCATTTCCTCGAGGGAGCAAAGTCCAAGACATTATAGAAGAACTTGTAATTATTAGCGACTACGGTAGAAGATTTGCAGAACCTAAAGCAGATGAAAATGGTTTTGTAGATTGGTTTAAAATAGAAACTGAAGTTTATCCTATAACAAATATACAAGAACAATCAAGAACAGGTAAAAATCCTAAAGTTTACATTTACAAAGTTGTTCCTTACAAAGCACATTTGGCAACAATATCTAATCCTACAGCAAGTCCTCCTAGTATATCCAGGCTTAGAGCAAATGCAGCAAAGCAATACGATTACATTTACACAGGACTTAATAATGACATACTAGATTTTGAAATAAACTTAAACAATCAATTTTTTGCTGCGGTTAGTGCAGATGGCGATGCGCTTTCTAAAGATAGTGTAAACAAAACATCGCAAGGTACTTCCGCTACTGGGCAAACACAGATGCAAAGTGGTACTAATAATGGAGGTTCGGGTGCCCAAGGTACTGTACAATTTGTTCCACAAAGCACTACTGGATCTGGCGGTGGTGGCGGTGCTGAAACTGTAGAATCTAGAGTGGCAAGGACTTTTAATGATGCTATTGTTAATAGTAATGTAGATTTACTTACACTAAACTTTACAATTATGGGAGATCCTTATTACCTAGCTGATAGCGGAATGGGCAATTATAATTCAAGAAAAGGTACATTAAATGTTACCGCTGACGGGACAATGGATTATCAAAGAAGTGAAGTTGATATAATTGTAAATTTTAGAACACCGATTGATTATAATGACGAAGAAGGTGATATGATATTTCCGCAAGAAACAATTGAAATAGAAGAATTTAGCGGATTGTATAAAGTATTGCAGGTTACTAGTAACTGGAGTGGAGGAAAATTTACTCAAGAAATACAATGTATTAGAAGACGTAACCAAGAGAAGACATACTTAGGAAATAGTGTGTTAAAACAAAATCAAAGTGATAAGAGCGAATTAGATGAATCAGGAAGAGCTTCCGGAAGTCATTCTTCGGTTAACTCACAAAAGAAAGAAGGCAATCCTAGTTTGAAAGAACAAATGGAACAGTACCATTCTAATAGACTAGAAGAAATTAAACGTGGAAACGTAAGTAGAGGATTTTAAATGAAGGATAGAAGAACTAATAAAGACAATAAGGAAATGTTCACTCAGAACAAAGATCCTGGTCCGTTCGAAGCAATTATTGTAAATCATTTAGATCCTTACTACGGAGGAGGTTTAGAAGTTGAACTGCTTAAAAGTTCTTCTAGCGGTAATTCACCTGAAAAAACAGGTCAGTTGGTTACTGTAAAATACCTAAGTCCTTTTTATGGTATAACACCCTTAGCAGCAAATGGGAAATACGATCAGTATAATGCAACACAAAAAAGTTACGGATTTTGGGCTGTTCCTCCTGATATAGGAACTAGGGTACTAGTAATTTTTGCTGAAGGTAGATTGAACGCAGGATATTGGATAGGTTGTGTGCAAGATACACATATGAATTTTATGGTACCTGATGGAAGAGCATCTACAAAATATAATAAAGATGGATCATCTCAACCTGTGGGAGAATTTAATAAACTGCTCGAAACTAGAGGAGATCATCCTACAGCTTACAATAAACCAATAAACGTAGATTACGCAAATAAATTGTTTGAGCAAGGCCTTGATAAAGATGAAACTAGAGGTTTAACATCAACAAGTGCTAGAAGGGAAGCTATTTCTAATGTTTACGGATGGAGTACACCAGGACCAAGAGATAAAAGGTCAGGTGCTCCTAAAGTAAAATACGGAGCAGCAGATACTAAAGCAACAGTTTTTGCAAATAGATTAGGCGGCAGCAGTTTTGTTATGGATGATGGTGACGAAACACAAATCAGAAAAGGCAAAGCAAAAGATACTCCGATGGAGTATGTGAATATTAGAGCCGGCGAAACAGGCGGAGATAGAACTTTGCCTGCAAACGAGCTTACTAGGATTAGAACACGTACTGGGCACCAAATACTTTTACATAATACAGAAGATTTAATTTATATTGCACACGGTAGTGGAGACAGTTGGATTGAAATGACTGCAAATGGAAAGATTGATATTTACAGCAAAGATAGTATAAGCATACGTAGTGCTAACGACTTAAACTTTACTGCTGATAGAGATATTAATTTTTTAGCAATGAGGGATATTAATACTGTTGTTGGCAGAAATCATTTAGAATCTGCAGGACAAGAAAGAGGAATCAAAACAGGAACACATACTGCAATTAACACAGGCACGAGTTATAGTGTAAATGCACAAACATTTATTTCTCAATACAGTGAAGAAAGCTCAACACACATTGCACAGGGCGAAATGGCCTTACAAAGTAATGCAAATATGTATGTTGGTACAACTAGTAATATGCACGTTGATGCCTGTGCAGGTTTGTATATAACTACAGACGGTGAAGGGCATATAAAAGCAGTAGGTAATTTAATTACAGAAACAGAAGCAAACTTAGATGTAAAATCTGGCGTGGATACAAAAATTACATCTGGGTCTGCTACTGATATAAAAGCAGGTACATCAGCTAGATTCCAAGCAGCTGGCGGAGGTATGGATTTAAAAGCAAGTGCAAATATTACGCAAACTGGTTCAGAAATACATCTTAATGGACCAGCAGCAGCTGCCGCAGCTGAAGCAGGAGTTGCAACTGTAGCAGCAGGAGCTAATCCTATTGTTCCTGTACCTCCTTTGCAAGCTCAACAAGTTACTCGTCGTCCGTCACATGAACCTTGGTATCAGCATGAAAATATAAATCCAAATGCATATACAGCAGACAAAACAGCAGCAGGGCAGGAGCCTGTAGAAAGCTATGCTCCTGAAAGACCTGATACATTTTTAAGATTGCAAAATACTACAGGAACTAATCAACCTTTTGGTACTCCTAATAATGTTGCAGGACAACCTACAGCAAATGGAACAACCGCAGCATCGAATACGCCTGGCGGAGTTACTACATCTAATACTTACGCTTCTAGCCCAATACCAACTGATCCTCCAGAAGTAATTGCTGATAAAAAAGTTAGAGCAAGAATTTTTGCAGATTCGTTAAGGACTATAGCAGGGTTCAATGATGAATTTGTAAAAGCAGCTATTGCTTGTGCTAACAGCGAAAGTGGAATCGATGTTAAAGAAGAATCAAGTTATGCTAATACAAGTAATGAAAGAATTAGAAGCATTTTTAGTGCAGCAAGGGGTATTAGCGATGCACAACTTACACAAGTAAAACAAGATAAGTTCCAGTTCTTTGAGTTAGTATACGGATATCAAAGTAGATTAGGTCCTGGAATGGGAAATACTGCTCCTGGCGATGGAGGAAACTACATAGGAAGAGGACTTATCCAGTTGACAGGTAAAGCAAATTATAGAAAATATGGTGATCTTGGCGGACATGATATTGTTTCAAATCCTGGATCACTTAATAGTGATTTCAAGGTAAGCTGCGATATTGCAGCAGCTTATTTAAAGGATAGGTATAGAGACAGAGGACGCGGTGTAGTAGGCAATATGAGAATGGCTATTGCAGGCACTGAAAGAGGCTATGACCTAGCAATTAATAAAGATAACCAATTCTTTGCAAGTATGGATGACACTTGGATTTATCAAGTAGATCCTAACACAGGAACAGCAATAGTTTAGGGGATAAAAATGTGTAATGTTGTGATACCAGCTAGTCCAGTAATAAGCCCAAATATACAAGTTTGGGGCGAAGATCTAGGCGACCAATTAGAAACACAGCGTTTTAATTATGACGATCCATTTGTGCAAGACCTTGAAGGCGATTATCCTTACAACGGCAATGGTCAATTTTTAAGTTACAGCAATCAAAGTGCAGATGGCGGAGTTCCTACTAGCAGTAACTATGAAGACGTTCCTGCAGAAACAGGACCTGTTCCTGATAATCCTGGATATGAAAAATTTATTGCCATTCTTAATAATGTATTAGGACAGGATTGGAAAGAAAGGGGTCGACCAGGTAATCCAAATATTTTACAATGTTATAGAGTTTGTGGATTGGGATACGATCAAGACCAGTCTGCTATGAGTTATGCATGGTGTGCAGCATTTGTTAGTTGGGCTTTAGAAGAATCTGGCATTGGTGGTTTGAAAAGTATGAGTTCGCAAGCATATAAAAACTATGGTGCAGAAGTTGGCTGGAGAGACACTTCTAACATTAGACGAGGCGATGTTGCAGTTTTTAAATCAAAAACAAGAAGTGGAGGCCATGTTGGATTTGTTTGGGAAGTAGACAAAGCAAACAGGCGTTTTAAGATTCTTGGAGGTAACCAAGGCGATAACGCAAAAATTAGTAACTATAGATTTGAATCAAACAGTCAGTATACATTAACAATACGCAGGAATTGGGCAATACCTGCAGAATTAGATACCCCTATAGATGGTAGTACTATTCAAGCGTCAGCTGGTGCAGAAGATTCAACAGTTTAAGGAAATAACATGGCACAAGAATTATATAAAAAAATTACAATAAAAAAACCTAAAACTACAGAAAATAAATTTACTAGGGCATATAGGGGGTTTAGCACAGTCAATCCTGACAATACGGATTACAACTTGTATGATATTGCAATTATAAAGCAAGACTTAATAAATCATTTTCATATTAGAAAAGGCGAGAACCTTTCTAATCCTAACTTTGGTACTATAATTTGGGATGTTCTTTTTGAACCAATGACAGCAGAACTTAAAAATGCTATTATAGATGATGTAAACAATATTATTGCTAATGATCCTAGAGTTGTTCCAGAAGAAATTAATGTAGATGAATATGAAAATGGGATACAGATAGAAGCAACTTTGACATATTTGCCTTACAATATAAGTGAATCTTTACAGTTCAGATTTGATCAAAGTGCAGGATTATTATAGTAGCACTTAATCCTAAGCGATAAATACCATATAGCAAGAGGAACGACAATGTCATCAACAGATAGACAAAATAGATTACTAGTAACAGAAGACTGGAAGCGTGTATATCAGTCATTTAGAAATGCTGATTTTAAGGCTTACGATTTTGATACTTTAAAAAGAACAATGATAACTTACCTCAGAGAAAACTATCCTGAGGATTTTAATGATTACATAGAATCAAGCGAATACGTTGCATTGATTGATATGATTGCATTTTTGGGTCAAAACTTGTCGTTCCGTATCGACTTAAATGCAAGAGAAAATTTTATAGAGCTTGCCGATCGCAGAGAAAGTGTTTTACGTCTTGCTAGATTACTTTCATATAACGCAAGTAGAAATAAAGCGGCTGAAGGCCTACTTAAAGTGGAATCTATAAAAACTACAGAAGATATTATTGATTCTAACGGAAACAATATTAGTAGACAAACTGTACTTTGGAATGATTCAACAAATAGTGACTGGTATGAGCAATTTGTTAGAATCTTAAATGCAGCACTACCTACAACAAATAAATTTGGTCGTCCTGTAAGTAAAGCTACAATTGACAATATTCCAACTCAAAAATATAGAGTTAACGGAGCAAGTAGTGACATTCCTGTATTTAGATTTCAAAAATCAATTAACGGAAAAAATTTACCATTTGAAGTAACAAGCTGCGAGTTGACAGATAGTGAAATTTTAGAAGAGCCACCGCTACCTGGAAACAATGTAGGATTTGTTTACAGAGATGATAATAGAGGGTTTGGTAGTAGCAATACAGGATTCTTTTTTAAATTTAAACAAGGCATTTTAGAAGATGGCGCATTTAATATTTCAGCTCCTGCAACTAATCAAACTGTAAGCATAGATGCTGTAAATATAAACAATGAAGATGTTTGGTTATATGGGCTTAACTCTAGTGGAATTGAAACAACACTTTGGACAAAAGTAGATAGTGTTAAAGGAAATAATGTTTTATACAATAACTTAACAAGTTCGCAAAAAAACATATTTGGAGTTTTAACAAAATTAGAAGATAGAGTTGATCTAATTTTTAGCGATGGTGTATTTGGTAACCTTCCACAAGGGTCCTTTAGAACATATTTTCGTGTAAGTGCTAACGAGGAATTAAACATAACTCCTGCATCTATGCAAAAAATAAACATCGATGTAGATTATATTTCTGCAAATAACACTGAAGAAACTTTAAGTTTTGAACTTGCTTTAAAGTACAGTGTATTAAACGCAGCAGCATCCGAAACTAATGATAGTATAAAACAAAATGCACCAGCAGTGTATTACACACAAAATAGAATGGTGACAGGTGAAGATTATAATATTGTTCCGTTGACAGTTAGTCAAGAAATTGTAAAAACAAAAAGTATCAATAGAGTAAGCAGTGGAATTTCTCGCTATTTTGATTTAGTTGATGCAACAGGAAAGTATAGTAAAACTAACATTTACGGTAGTGATGGCATACTTTATAAAGAATATTTTACAGACAAGCAAGGGTTTACTTTTAGCACACGTAACGATATTGAGAATATTTTGTTATCAACTGTAGAACCTATACTTGCAGGAAAATATATTAGAAACTTTTATTTTGATAAATTTTTACGCATAGATTTTAGTTTGTCTGAATACTTGTGGAAGCAAAAAGAAACAAAAACAAATCAATCAACAGGTAATTTTGCAGATGGTGCATTGCAAAATCTACCATTAAAGACTGGCTCGTTCACTTCAACAAATTTGAAGTATTTGACTATAGGAACATTAGTAAAATTTGCTCCTAGAGCAGGCTATGTTTTTCAAACAGACGAAGATAATAAGCAAGTCATTAGAGGTACCGAGCTTAAAGAAAACCAAGTAGAATATCTATGGACTAAAATTGTTAGTATTAAGAATCAAGGAGATGCAGAAGGTGATATATTATTAAATGATGTTATACCAACTGATGCAGTTTTACAAGAATTAATACCAGCACTTACAACTACAATTCCAGATGATGTAAAAACACAAATGATAAACAGAATATTTGTTTACAAAACATTTGGATTAAGGTATGATTATCTTACAGAAAGATGGAGAGTAGTTACTGAAAATAATGTTAATTTTGCTGACGACTTTGGATTAGGCAGAGCAGGCGATAATTCTAATCAGAGCTTGGATGCAAGTTGGTTATTATTATTTGAAACTAACGGCGAAAGTTATACAATTAGTACTAGGTCAATGAGATATGTTTTTGAATCAGATGCAGAAGTAAGATTCTATTTTGACAACAGAGATAAAATATTTGATCCTAAAACTGGACAAAGTTTGATTGATAATATCAACATTTTAAGCATTAATAAAAAACTTGACGACACAAGCACATATAACTTTACAAAAGACTTTAGATGGGAAGTGAGCAACTCCTTTAGAGATAGCGAAGGTTACGTAAGCAGTAAAAAAGTTGAAGTTAGCTTTTTTGATTCAGATGATGATGGAGTTGTTGATGACCCGGATATATTCGAACAAATTGTTTTACCTAATATAAACAGCGATGACAAATATGTATTCCTTGAGAAATACAATCCTAGTAGTGATGTAGATGATTACAAATATGTTGATTCAAGTAAGTTTTATATTGTGCCTAATTTATCTATAGGAACAAGTGCATATAATACAGGTGATATATTCTTTGCTCTTGATACTAAATCATTTTACGTTTTAAATGGTAATAATTTTGACATTACAAATGATTATCGAGCATACGTTGGCAGAGATAAAATTAAGTTTCATTACATTCATAATGCAGATGAATCTTATAGAATAGACCCTAGTAGTACAAATATTATAGATACGTATTTGCTTACAAAAACTTATGATACAGAATATAGAAAATATCTTGCAGGAGATTTAACTTTACTACCGTTGCCTCTTAGCTCTGATCAATTATTTTTAAACTTTGGTCAAACAATCAATCAGCAGAAGTCAATCAGCGATGAAGTAATTTATCATTCAGTTAAGTACAAGCCGTTATTTGGAAGTAAGGCTGATACAGATTTGCAAGCAAAGTTTAAGGTTGTAAAAAATGATGACATTGTAATGACAGATAACCAAGTAAAAGCTGAAGTTATTACATACATAAATGAATTTTTTGCTTTAGAAAATTGGGACTTTGGAGATACATTTTATTTCCAAGAACTAGCAGCATATGTTATGAATAGGCTTACACCTAATATAAAACAAATTGTAATTGTACCTACTTCTGCAAACCAAGTTTTTGGAAGTTTATTTGAAATAAAAGCAGAAGCAGATGAAATTTTTATTAGTGCAGCAGAAGTTGATGATGTAGAGATTATATCTGGGGTAACAGCTACTAGATTGAAGGCACAAGGTGATGTAATTACTGCTGATACAAATTCAGCAGTTGGCGTACAAAGCGGTGCAACTAACTTAACTATTGGAGGTTATGAATAAGTATGTCTGAGAATGACCAAAAAGAATATCCAGTAGATGGAAATAATGTTCCTTCTAGTAAATTTTTACCAAGATATTTTAGAACACTTCCTAACAAAAAGTTTTTATCTGCAACGTTTGACCAAATGGTGCAGACAGGTACAGCTGAAAAATTAAATGCATACTATGGAGACACTGTTGCACCTGGATACAATACAAAAGACCCATACGTAACTGATGATATAAAAATTAGAAATGATTATCAGTTTTCACCTGGTACAGTTATTGAAGATGATTTAGGCAATGTAAATTTCTATAAAGACTACATTGATTACATAAACCAAATTAAAAATCTAAAAGGGACTGTAGACAATCATAACAATCTAAACGAAGCTGAATTTTATAGTTTAAATCCTCATATAGATGCTGATAAGTTTGTTAACTATAGAGAATACTATTGGTTAGCGTATGGTCCACAGTTAGTTAATGTAGCTGGTCAAGGAAAAGAAGTTGTAAGTACGTTTACAGTTACAAAGAAAGACAATGTAGATAACTTTTCATATGTGTTTAGTCCAGATGGAATAACTGATAATCCTGACATTCAGCTTATCAGAGGTCAGACCTACACATTTGAAATAGATGCTCCTGATATGCCAATGACAATTAGAACACAGCGTCCAGGCACAAGCGAATTTTCTTACACTGATGGTGTTACACAAACAGAAACAGGATTTACTTTCAAAGTTCCTGAAAATGCACCAGAGGTACTATTCTACGTAAACGAAAACGATATAAATGCAAGCGGTGTATTTAAGATTATAAATGCAGAAGATAATTCAGAAGTCGATGTTGATTTAGAAGTTATTGGCAAGAAAGCATATAAAGGCGGTAATGGTGTAGAATTATCTAATGGAATGAAAATTAGATTTACTGGAGATGTAACTCCTGCAAAATATGCAGAAGGAGAATGGTACGTTGAAGGAGTAGGTGATAAGATAGTTCTTATTAGTGCAAATGATTTGTTTATACCTACTACTAATTTACAAGATGTAGATGTTCCATTTGATGCTAATAATTTTGATAGATTACCGTTTGATGATGCAAGCGGTTTCCCTGCACAAAAAGATTACATAGTAGGAAACAGATGTAGTAGAGATACAAACTACTGGGCAAGAAGCAATAAATGGTTTCATAAGTCTGTCATTGAAGCTTCAGCAGCAGCTAATAAACAACCTGTAGTTTTAAATGAAGCTCTAAAAGCAAAAAAGCCTATTATAGAATTCAATCCTCATTTACGTTTACATAATAGTGGTACAATAAAAAAGCTAGATGTTGATCTAGTAGATACTATTACTACTGATGTATTTTCTACAATAGAAGGAAGTTCTGGATATAATATTGATGGAATAGATATCGTTGACGGAATGCGTATTTTGTTTTTAGGTGACACTGATGTACTAGTCAAGAACAAAATTTATGAAGTTAAATTTATACGTTTTATTAACAATAGACAACTTACTTTACAGCCAACAGAAGACACAGATCCTTTAGTAGGAGAAACGCTGCTTTGTAAGCAAGGCACAGATAACAAAGGATATATGTATTGGTTTGATGGCACAACTTGGAAACGATCACAAGAAAAACCTACAGTAAATCAATCTCCTTTATTTGAGTTGTATGATAATGATGGTATTCAAATAAGCACACTTGAGAGTGTGTCTCAATTAGGAACCAAAATTTTCTCATACAAAACTGGTAATGGTGTAAATGATCCTGAATTAGGATTTCCACTAAGTTATAGAAGTCTTGAAAATATAGGTGACATTGAATTTGAATTTAATTTATTAAGCGATGTAATTACATACCAAAGACAAAATGTTACAGAAAGTATTGAAAGTGATCAGTTACTTTTAAGAAAATATTCAGATAGAGAAAACTTTGAATATGTTAATGCTTGGGTAAAAGGTAAAGAACTATCTGTACAACCTGTAATTAGAGAATATTTTGCTGAAATAGATCAAACTAATTTTGATATTGATGTTTATGAAAATAGTGCTAATGTAACTGATTTATGGATAAGAGTCTATCAAAATAATAAATTGCTTGTAAACACTAAAGATTATGACATTGTTAATTTTGATAATATGGCAACTGTTGTTTTAAAAAACAAAGCATCAGAAAATGATCAGATTATAATCAAAACAAATAGTGCTAATGCAAAAACAAATAATGGACATTATGAATTACCTACTTCGGTAGTCAATAACCCAAATAATGAAAATATAACACAACTAACCTTTGGCGAATTTACAGACCATGTAAGAACTATCGTTGAAAGTTTAGAAGATATTGGCGGAATTTTTCCTGGACAAAGTAATTTACGTGATGCAGGAAATGTTTACGACAGGGGAACTAAATTTGTTCAACATAGTGGAATGTTTAATTTAGCAAATTTCCACCTTATAGATGATAATGCAAATATTATTAAAGCAATAGAGTTTGCAAAACGTGAATACGGAAAATTTAAGCGTGAATTTTTAGATGTTGCAAATCAATTAGGGTTTGATGGCGATATTAAAGATCATGTAGATGCTGTTTTAGAAAGAATTGCAAAAGATAAAAACAACTCTATGCCATTTTACTTTAGTGATATGATTGGGTACGGTAAAGGTTTTGAAACACAACATAAAGTTTTTGATGAAAATAATAGATTTTATCCTTTATCACAAAAATTCAATTTAAAAGAACTATCTACTAGGGCAGTTTGTGTTTATCATAATAGAGTACAGATAGCACACGGTCAAGATTACACTTTTAATGATGATGGGTTTATTGTTTTAGATGACAGACTTGTTGTTAATTACAATGATACAATAGACATAGTTGAATATAGTTCAACTGACGGTTCTTATATTCCTCCTACACCAAGCAAGTTTGGGCTATTTCCTAAATATGTTCCAGGAAAATATCACGACCATACTTTTTTAGAAGCACAAAATGTTGTGCAAGGGCACGATGGTAGTATTACTATTGCATACAACGACTTTAGAGACGATTTACTTGTTGAACTAGAAATGCGTATATTCAATAATATAAAAGTTGAATATGACGAAAGTATTTTTAACATACATGATTACATAGGTGGAGAATACAGAACAACAAAGTTTTCACAGCAACAGATAGATAATCCATTTATTGACGATTTTACAGATTGGCTACAGCTTGTAGGTAATCCAGACTATACAGAATACGATTCTTTCTTTAGTCAAGCTAATCCTTTCACATTTAATTATAGTGCAAGTAATTCCGCAAATAATAATAGCTTACCAGGATTTTGGAGAGGAATATACAAGTGGGCATATGATACTGATCGTCCGCATTCTCATCCTTGGGAGGTTTTAGGTTTTAGTATAGAACCTAATTGGTGGAAAGAAGTTTACGGCCCTCGTCCGTATACTGTAGACAATGTTCCGTTATGGACAGATTTAGAAAAAGGTATTGTTAGAGAACCAGGAAAAGCTGTTAGATTTAGAAGTAAATTTGCTAGACCAGGATTAGCAAGTTTTCCTCCTGCAGATAGTAGAGGCGAAATACAAAATCCTTTAAATAGTGGATTCCTAAAAAATTACGCCAACAGTCAAATTAAAACTAAATTTAAGTTTGGCGATCAAGCACCAACAGAAGCAGCTTGGAGACGTTCTAGTGATTATCCATTTGCTTTATTAAAAAGCATGATTATAAACAGACCTGTACATACGTTTGGTATTGCTTTTGATAGAAGCAGAGTAAAAAGAAATTTTGCTGGACAGTTGGTATATGGTGATACTAATAAAAGAATTAAAAAAGAAACTATTGCATTTCCTAATAGTTTAAGCTCAACAGACAGAGTGCAAACAGCAGGATTAGTAAATTACGTTGCTGCATTAATACAGAACGATGTATCTACTCAATATGACGAATATGTTTCTAATATCCAACGTGTAAATAACAAACTTGGATTACGTGTTGGCGGCTTTACAAATAAAGAAAAATTTAACTTATTATTAGACAGCAGGTCTCCTTTTAATACCACAAATGTTTTTATTCCACAAGAGAATTATAAAGTCTTTCTTAACAAATCTACTGCGTTTGACGTAGTTACGTATAGCGGTGTTATAATAGAAAAAGTAGCAAGCGGATTTATTATAAGAGGATATGATAGATTTAATCCTGTATTTCCTATATATCAATCTGTTCCTGCAAGTAACGATCCTGTAATGCGTGAAGGTGGTACAAGCGAGAACTTTATAGATTGGGATGAAAACAAATTATATTTACAAGGAAACCTTGTAAGATATGAAGGTAGATTTTTTAGAGCTAGAGAAGAACATACATCAAGCGAAAGATTTGATGCAGATTTATTTGTTGAAGTAAAAGAAGTTCCGGTAGTAGGCGGAGTAAATGTAACTGTGCCGCAAAACTTTAGAGAGCATTTATCATATGTTGATTACGGAACAACATATGCCACTGTTCAAGAAGTAATTAACTTCATTGCTGGATATGAACAACACTTAATTAAATCTGGATTTATATTCAACTCTTATAGTCCCGAAAGCGAAACAATACAAAACTGGCGCATGAGTATGAAAGATTATCTATTCTGGACTACACAAAATTGGCAAGAAAATAGCGTCATTACACTTAGCCCATTAGCAGAAACTGTAAAATGGTTTAAAGATGGATATATTGTTGATAATATTTTTAATGAGATTTATGCAACTGCACCATTGAATAGTAATGGCAGACCTATAAATCCAAAAAATTTAAGTTACAGTAGAGTTGAAAAAGAATTTATTTTACAACCTAAAGATACAAATGAAGGTATCTATCTAGCAAAATTACCTTTAACCCAAAAAGAACATATTGTTCTACTTGATAACAAAACTATATTCAAGGATGTAATATATAATAAAGAGCAGGGCTATAGACAACAGCGTATTAAAGTTATTGGATATAGATCAAGTGACTGGGACGGAAGTATTAACGTACCTGGATTTATAATCGACGATGTAACTATATTAGATTGGAATGAAAATACAGATTATAGTATAGGCGATGTTGTAAAGTATAAAAAAGATTATTATGTTGCAAAAGAAAATGTTCCGGGCAATACTACATTAGACTTAAATTATTGGGAAGTATTATCAGGTAAACCTGAAAACGGATTGTTTCCAAACTTTGATTACAAAATAAATCAATTTGCAGATTTTTATGATTTAGATACAGATAATTTTGATATAGAACAGCAAAAAGTTGCCCAGCATCTTATTGGCTATCAAAAACGTGAGTACTTACAAAACATTCTTAAAGACGATGTTAGCCAATACAAGTTCTATCAAGGATATATTCAAGATAAAGGCACAAAAAATGCACTAACAAAGTTATTTGATGCACTAAGTTCGTCAGGTGAAGATAGTTTAGAGTTTTATGAAGAATGGGCTGCAAGAGTAGGTTCCTATGGAGCCACAGACGGCATTAAAGAACTAGAGTTTATTTTAGACGAATCTAAATTCCAATTAGATCCGCAGCCTATCATTATCACAAACAGAGACGAAGGCAGAGCTTTAGATCTTGTTTATAGACAGCCTATTACTGATGTATACTTGGCACCCGAAGATTATGATTATAGAAATGTATTTCCTACAAAGAATTTAAAACAATATGTTCCAACTGCTGGCTATGTTAATTCAGACGATGTTGATTATGAAATAGCAACCTACAATGATATTTTAACACTTGATGCAGCATCTATATTAATAGATCAATATGTGTGGGTCGGTTTAGATAAAGATAATGACTGGAATGTATTCAAGGTTGAAAATACTGATTTAAAAATTGGTATTAATGACTACCAAACTGATACAAGGCTAACATTTTATAAAGAACATAATTTAGAAATTGGCGATATTTTTATCATAGCTACAGAAAAAAGTGGTGAAGAAAAGTTAGTTAAAGTTAAGAATATTGAAAATGAATATGTCACTATTGATAAAATAGATATTACTGAAACTGACGTACCTATTAGGAAGTTTGTATCTAAAAGATATACTAATATAAGTAATTTTGCAGCAGCAGTTGATAGCACTACTATTAACGATTTAGCATGGGTTGACCAAGTAGAAAATGAAAATACTTGGGGAGTTTACGAAAAAGGAAGTTATAATTATAGCAAAGTTTCCGAATTAGATAATACAGGAAAAACAGGATATTACTTTAATGATATATCTTCTGATCAAAGAAATGTTTTACTTGCTGTAGGATATACAGGTGATAATCAAGTTGAGGTGTTTTCAAGAGCAACTGATACTTCTAACTTAGTAATAGAAGGTAATATACTCGAAGATACAACAGTAGCAAGTAATCAAAGTTTTGGTAGTAGTGTTGCAGTTAGTCCTGACCAGAAGTATATTGCTGTAGGAAGCCCTGATGCAACAAGTATTAAAACAAACCTTATAGGTTCATGGAATCCAAACACAGCGTATGCAGTTGGTGATATTTTAAAACACAACAATAGGTATTGGACTGCGCAACGACCAATACTTGCTAGTTCAGGTCCTCAATCTTATAATACCTACGAACCATATCCTATACTTAAAGATAACTTATCCGATAGTACTGAAGCTAATTTTTTAGTTGCAGGAAACTATCCTCTTACAAATACAAGGGCTAACCATTTTTTAATTAGAGCAACAGATGTACAATTTAGAGCAATACCGGTAGGGAGTACTCTACATTTACATTGGAACAGGTTTAGCGTAAGCCATATTAATCCAACTTTACGAAGAGATCCTTTTGAAGGCACAGTAACTGGTTTAGATTATAATTGGCTTACAGGTGCTCATGTTATTTCCGATAAAGTAGATATGATTCTTAATATTCCTTTTGCTTTGCTTTCGGTTGCAGTTGGTGATATATTGCAAACAAGCACAGGTGAAGGAGAAATAAATTATGTTTATCAAAACGGAAATGGATTTATAGTATATCTAAAAAATACAACAGGACAATTTGCAGCTACAGGAAAAATTTATAATTCAGCTAATGACGAGATTGGCGATTATGAATACGAAATACCAGACGATACGCATACAAGTTTAGGCGGCTATTGGATGATTAGTACTAATAGTATTAGTGCAGGCGGTGTAGACTTTATAGATGTAATAGTTGATAATTCTCCAGGGCTTATTATTAAAGATGTAAAGCAAGCAGGAGATTTGACTGCTGTAGAAAGTTACTACAATGTTACTGAAGATGTTGGTGTCGTAGGAACTATATCCAATGGCAACGAAAAAGTATCACTTATAGGTAAGTTTAAAGACCCAGATACAGGATATCCTGCTCCAAGCGGATACGAATATAGAAATTTATGGTTTGTAAGACTAGGGTCTACAGCTCCTACATTTAATATTGGCGATTCGATTAGATTACAAGAAAATACTTTCTTGCAAGATATAGAATGGGAAAATGAATTTCCAATAATAAATGATAACAGTGATCCAATTTTTGATAATAACCACGAAGTTGTGGAAAAAATTGACGGTTATATAAGAATTCAATTACAACCAGATCAAGTAGGAACGCATAACTTTGTAAAGGGCGATCAATTAGAAGATGCTAACACTGGCGCAATTTTCAATATATTCCATGCTACTATTGATGCTGGGTTTTTAACGCAGACATTGTATGTTAATATTGACGGTACAAGTCCTGTTCAAACATTTAGTAACGGTAGCGATTATGGCGACAGCACAAGAGTTATTCGCAGACGTAGCGGAGAGGTAAACAGAGACGCAGGATTTATGCAAGAATCAAGTGTAGCAACAGCAGGCGGTTCGATATCTCCTTTATATGTTTTTGATTCAAGACAGCACCTTGCTAATCCTGCACTAATTAATTATGATTTGCCTGTCTACGGCACTGATTTATATTATGGTGCTGAATACTGGATTAGACCTCAAGGTAGAACAGAACTAGGCGATGCTAGAGCAGCAAATGAACCTACACCAAATAATGCGGATTGGTTACTTACAACTAGCATTGATGTAATACCTACAGGCGGAACATTATATACAGGAACAGGATTTGTAAGTGTTTATGAAAGACAAGATATAGGTGTATATGCATTAGAGAAAAGATTTGTTTTACCTTTCAATTTTGCTAATGTTGGTAAAAATTTAGATTTCAAAATTGTTAATGGTACATATGTCCTTTTCGTAGGTGCTCAAGATAAATTACTATTTGTTAAAAAAGGAACTGAAGGAAGTAGAACATTTAATTGGGAAGTAAGTTTAGATAAAGACTTTAGAGATGTATTCTCAATGAGTGCTGAATATTATATAGGCGATGTTGTAATTTATAATGCCGAATTATATAGAGCAAAAACAAATATAGCAAGCGGCAGTTCATTTAATATTCTAAATTGGGACTTAATAGATAACGATATTGATTATACAGGTTATGTTCCTAGACCTACTACAGTTGCTGGTAATGATAGTAGCTTACTTTCGTTGTTTACTGATATCGATAGTGTAGCTGCTGATTATGAACTTAGCGATAACGGACAAGTCCTTGCATTATATGCAACAAGAGATGATACAGATCCAAATGTTACACAAAATGATAAAATAGCTGTTTATAGATATGTAGATAATGCATATAGACTACAAAACGTTATAGATATTCCAGACGATAGTGTTAACGATCAGGAGTATAAGCATAATTTTTCAATGTCTTCGGATGGATCAAAAATTGCAGTTGGATTATATAAATCCGATGCAAATGGTTTATACGATGCAGGAAAGGTTTTAGTTTACGAATATCAAAGTGCATCACTTGGTTGGATTTTAATTGACACAATTATTAGTCCATCTAACGATGATTCTGAAAACTTTGGTTATGATGTTGCTTTTGTAGGGAACAGTTTAGTAGTAAGTAGTTTGTACGGAGATAATAGAAAAGACTGGACACTATCAGATAATACTACATTTGATAATGGATTTACAAGTTTTTATCTTAGTGATAATATTGATGTAGGCAGCGTATACGTTTATGATTTGTTACAAGGCAAATATATATTTGCTACTAGAATTGATACAAGTGTTAATCTTACTAAAGATTTAAGGAAAAACGGATTACATCTTTACGGGCTAAACGGACACGAAACTCTTTGTGATTATAAATTTAATAATCAAACTATATGGAATAGGAAGCGCCAGCAATTAAGGGTTGTAGATATTGATAAATTTAAAGGTCCTTTCCTTTACGATAAATCTACCAAGGAAATGATTAATTACATTGATATAGTTGATCCTATTCAAGGTAAAATTGCAGGCCCTGCAGAGCAAGAATTAAGATTTAAAAGTCATTGGGATCCTGCAATCTTTTCTAATGCAGACGAAGCTGATACAAATATAATTGTTGACAAATTCAAGGCCTGGGGCCCAGAACAAACAGGATACTTATGGTGGGATTTATCAACAGCAAGATTTAAAAATCCATACCAAGGCAGCGCAATTTACCAGTTAAACAATTGGAATACATTATTTACAGGTGCAAGCATTGATGTTTATGAATGGGTAGAATCAGATTATGACCCTGAAAACTGGACAGCTCTTGCAGACACAGAAGAAGGATTAAACGAAGCAATAAGTGGACAGCCTAAATACGGTATTGACACATATTCTTTAAAGAAGAAATACGATCCAATCACTCAATCTTTTGTTAACAAATATTATTTCTGGGTAAAGAATAAAAAAACATTGCCTGCTTTAAAAGAAAGAGTTACTACTGCATTTGATGTTGCAGCGTATATTGCAGATCCTAGATCTGTCAACTATAAGTATGCTGTTTTATTGACATCATTTAGATATGCTGTACTAAATTCTAGAGCAGATATAAAAGATAGAGATACAGTTGTAAACTTTACATGGCACACTTTAGAAAATAAAGATCTTAATATTCATAATCAGTATCAACTTATAAGTGACGGGTTATACACAAGTAAACCTAATGCAGAGCTTGTAACAAAATGGTTTGATAGCTTAGTAGGATTTGATAAAAATCTTAAAGAAGTTCCTGATCCTATGTTATCACCAAAGCTAAAATACGGCACATTGTCTAGACCAAGACAAAGTTGGTTTGTAAATAGACTTGAAGCATTAAAGGTAGTAATTGAACGTGCAAATCTTGCTTTACGTAAAAAAGTTATTGTAGATGATTTTGATTTTACTGCTTTAAATTCTTACGATGAAGAGCCAAGTCCAAGTTCAAGAGAGTATGATTATGTAGTTGACACTGAAATAGATTTACAGTTTATAGGCGTAAATAATTTTAAACAAGCTGTTCTCACTCCTGTTTGGACTAACGGCAGACTTACTGATGTGATCATAACAAATCCTGGATCAGGTTATATTGATCCTAGTTACACAACAGGAACAAGAAAAGGACCTCTAGTTAAAGTAGTAGGCACAGGTACTGGAGCAGAAGTAGAATGTACTATCAACTCCTTTGGAAGTATTACAAATGTAAGGATCGTTTCGTCGGGTGAAGGTTATGCTGACACAGGTGTTTTAAGCATAAGAGGGCTTACGGCATTAGTTAACGCAGATAGCACAATTAACAACAAGTGGGCGATCGCTGAATATGCTCCATCTACTCAACTTTGGAATAGAAAAAGCACACAGAATTTTGACACAAGATTGTATTGGAAGTATGTAGACTGGTTTGCATCAGGATATAATCAATTTACCGAGCCGACATTTATTTTAGAATATTCATACGAGTTAGAATCATTACAAGATAGAATAGGAGATGTTGTAAAGATTAACAATGTAGGAACAGGAGGATGGTTACTTCTTAAAAAGGTAGATGATCAAGATAGTGTAGATTACAGTGTAAATTACGAAACAGTTGGTAGACAAAACGGAACTATTGAAATTGATAAAGGGTTATATGACTTCAGAGGAACAATAAGTGGGTATGATGGTTACAGTTACGATATAACAATTTATGATGGTGTACCTATTTCTGAAACAAGAATAATATTAGAAACTTTATTCAATAGTATATTTGTTGATGATTTAGCTATAGAATACAATAAAATATTCTTTGCAAGTATTAGGCATATATTCAGTGAAGGCCAAACACCTGACTGGTTATTTAAAACAAGTTTTGTTAAGGCAAAACATAATTTTGGCAGCTTAGATCAAAAAACACATTTCCAAAACGATAATCTTTCAAGTTATGAAAGCTATATTAGAGAAGTTAAGCCTTATAAAACACAAATTAGAGAATACATCAGTGCTTATAATAAAATAGATCCAAGTGCATCTAGGGTAACTGATTTTGATTTAATGCCTTGGTATGATCCTGCCAAAGGTAAAATTGCACCACAAGTGACACAAGTTAAAGATGGTGTCATAACCGTTGATAATAATTTAGAATATCCTTGGAAGAGCTGGATTGACAATGCAACTTACTATGTAGATAGTATAGAAGTTGTTGATGGCGGATCTAACTTCACCATGGAGCCTCAAATTACATTAGAAGGAGGTGGCGGAGAAGGTGCAACTGCTAGAGCCTATATTAGTAGAGGTAAAATAACTTCAATAGAAGTGTTAACAAATGGATCAGGATATGTATCAGCACCTACTGTAGTTATTAATGGTAGTCAAACTGAAGGCGGAACACCAGCCATAGCAGTGTCAAGAATTGAAAATGACACTGTAAGGAAAATTAAAACCACTATGAAGTTTGATAGAACTAGTGGTGAATTTGTTTATTTAGATTTATCAAAGACAGAAACATTTACTAGTTTAACAAACCAATTTAAATTTGACTTAAAATGGCCAATTGATTTTGCTGAGGAATTAGAAATTGATATAGATGGTGCAGAAGTTTTAAGTAGTTTATATACTATAGGAAATGAACAAGATAAAACATTTAATGAGTATTATATTGAAAGAGGATTTGTTGAATTTACAGAACCGTTAGATCCAAATCAAATTGTTACTATAAAATATAATATATCTCCTGCGTTATTAAAAGCATCTGATAGAGTGCATCATTTCTATAAACCGATATCAGGAATGCCGGGCTACGACCAAGTAGTTAAAGACCTAAGTCAAGTTATGCAAGGTATAGATTACGGTGGCGTAGAAATCACGAGTTTTGACTTTGATACTGATGCAGGATGGGATTCAGATGGTTGGTATACAAGTGCGTATGATCAGTTTGACGGGCTGTATGAAGATATTGTATTTAGAGCAGACGGATCGACAAGATCTGTAACATTGACTACACCTTTAGAATTAGGAACAGTTTACAATCTTTATCTTAATGGTGTAAAGGTTGATGATCCTAACTTTGGAACTGCGCAACAAACAAATATAAATGCATTAGGAAGTAGTATTACAGGCGACGGAACGTCTACAGAAATTGATGTAAGTAATTATAACATCCAAGACGGCGATGTTTTCATTATTAGAAAAATTACTAGTGACGGAACATTTATACCAGACGGAGCAAGCTACGATGCACAATTATCCGGTGGTAACTTTTCCTATGGTAATGCTAAAGGAATAACAGCAGGCGAAATAATTGTTGACGGTGACGGATTTGTTACTCCTACTACAAGCAGAAGTACAGACGAACACGTTCCAGGACAAGTTTTAGATACAGTAGATATAAAAGTTTACGAAAGAATAAGTAATGGCCAAGGGGTAATTGTTTCAAGAATACATTATTTCAACGCAGATGAAGAAGAACAAATATTAGCAACAAAGCAGTCTGAATTAGCAAGTTTAAATGTAGATTATACAACTGAAGAATCTGATCTTGAAAGTTTTAATTCACAACTTGCTACACTTCAAACCGAACTTGCAACTTTAGAAACAGAACGAGACAATTTACAAGCATATGCTGATAGTATTGATCTAACAACATCTGAATATCTTGCTTTACAATCAGAAAAAACAGATTTAGAAGATGATATTGCAACAGCGCAATCAGAACTTTCTTCGCTACAAAGTCAATTAAGTACTGCCCAAGGAGATCTTGCTAATTTAGAATCTCAAAAAACATCTGTAGATTCTCAGCTTGTTACAGCGCAGCAAAATTTAGCAACAGCCCAGGGTGAGCTATCAAGTTTACAGCAACAATTAAGTGCTGCACAGGCAGACTTGCAAAATTATTTGCCCTCTGATCCTGAGTACGGGCAAATACAAGCGTTAATACAAAGTTTACAATCTCAGATTACAGCTAAAAATGGACAAATTAGTAATCTACAGTCTCAAATTTCTAGCTTACAGAGTCAGTCTAGTTCTTTAGCAAGCCAGATTGCAAGTAAACAAAGTGAGGTAACTTCGTTACAAGGACAAGTAACATCTAAGAACACTCAGATAACTAGTTTGCAAAATGATTTACAAACAGTTAACACTGAAATAAGCGATTATCAGCAAGCATATAATCTTGCATTAGCTGATGTGTCTGCTAAAGAAGGTGAAATAAGTAATAAAGAAACTGATATTAGTATTAAACAAGGACAGATAGCAACACAGAATACTTTAGTTAGCAATATTGAAAACGCAATAGCAGCAAAAGAAGTAGAAGTAGATCAAGCACAAGCTGCAATTGATGCGTTATTGGTAGATTACGATATTGGTATAACACCATTAAAACAAGAAAACTTAATTGTAAGATTTAGTAACGGAACTGATGACAATAGAATATTAGATTATTCAGAATATACTGTTAACTACTCTGCAAAAACAATTAGTCTTAAGAATGCACCTCCAAGTAGAACTACTATAAACACATTAGTAGTAGGTAGCAATGGTAGTGAAATATTAGACAGTGGAAGATTTATTGGTGATGGAAGCACAACTGAATTTTTAACTAAACTTACATATCAAGAAAATTTACAAGCTGTAATTACTGTAAACGGAATTCAACGAAGTGCAAAAGCTTCAGAAGGAAAAGCAGCAGATGTAGAAATACTTATGAGCAGCGATGATTATGAATTAGAAAACGCTGTACTATTAAGTTTTGGCGCTGCACCAAAAGCAGGAGATTACATCAATTACATAATATTTGGTAGCGATACTGAAACATTTAGTGAAGTAATTATTGATGATTTCCAAGCTGACGGAAGTACTGCAACATTTGAACTAACGCAGCAGCCTTATAACAAGCAGCCTGCGGATATTCATACTTTAGTTCTAGTAGGAAATAACGTACTAGATACAGGATATAACACAAGATTTAATAAGACAAGTGCAAAGTTTTATCCTCTAAGTCAGCAAAACATACCTTACTACAGTAAAAATCCGCAGGAAATTATTGTTTATGCAAATGGTATTTTACAAACACATACAGAAAGTTACAGATGGTATACTGAAAATAGTACATTAGAATTATTTGATGGAAAGTTTGCTACAGATGATGTTATAGAAGTTTATACAAAAAATGAAAATTATGAAATTAGTAATTCATTCATTACATTAAGTAATATACCAACAGCTGGTACCATTAAAGTATTCCAATTTAGTAATCATGATTTGCTAGAAATAAAGCGTTCTACTCAAACAGTTTTGAAGAGAGCAACACTTGTTGTTGGTACAGATGATTGGAGAGAATATAGTGATGGTGCAATAGGAAGAATACGTTTAGAAAATCCAGTGATAAATGAAAATTATGTATGGATTGCATTAAACGGAACACTGTTAAGTCCAAACACAGATTATGGATTGCTACCTGATTACAAAACAGTAGAAATTTATAAAGAAATACAAGAAGGTAACGAAATAGATGTAATTCACTTTAGTGGCGATGTATCAAGTGAACGTTTTGGATACAAACAATTTAAAGATATTTTAAATAGAACACACTACAAGAGAATTAATGCCCAAACTGAAACTGTTTTAGATCAACCTCTGGCGCAAAATGATTTAAGAATATATGTTAAGGATGGAAGTAAATTAGATGAACCTAATAAAAAATATAACTTACCTGGCATATTATTTGTTAATGGCGAACGTATAGAATACTTTGTAAAAGAAGGCAACGTTTTGAGACAAATAAAAAGAGCTACGCTTGGTACTGGTATAAACAAAACTTTACCAGTAGGAACTATAGTTAGCAATTTAGGTGCTGCTGAAACAGTTCCATATCAAGATAAAACTTTGATTACTGAATTTACATCAGATGGATCGTCGGCTGACTTTGAATTAGACTTTTCAGCACAGTATGGCGTAAACCAATTTGAAGTTTTTGTTGAAGGCAAGCGTTTAAGAAAAACAGCTATTGAAGTTTTTGATCCTGCAATTGATATTGTAAGTCCGCAAGCAGATGTAACACATCCAGCAGAATTCAGTGTACATGGCACAAATGATAATATTTTAAGATTGTTAAATGTTCCAGATGCAGGAACAAAAATTAAAGTAGTGAGAAAAATAGGATCTCAATGGAGACAAGAAGGAGTCAGTATGAAAAGCAGTAAAACTTACATTACTGATTTCTTAAGAAAAGGAACAACCGGGCTACCCGAATAAATACAATTACTGAAAGTGAGATATAGTATGCTGCAAGATAAACATGGTGTAATGGTACAAGGTCATATAAAGATATTTGACCCAGAATCTGGTGAGGTTATAGTTGATAAGCGTAATGCTATTCATTACGAAAATATGAGTATTGCTTTAGCTGAAAGTTTAGCTAATCAGGGCAATGGTTTTATTTGGAGTATGGATTTTGGCAATGGCGGCACAAATCTAGATCCTAGCGGTGTAATTACATATCTTACACCAAACTCAACAGGTACAAATGCAAGTTTGTACAATAAAACATTTTCAAAAGTTGTAGCAGATAGTCCGTCAAACACAGATAAAATTAGAAACAAAATAGAAACTCGCCATGTTAACGGGACAAATTATACTGATGTATTTGTAAGTTGTTTACTAGATTATGGAGAGCCACAAGGCCAAGCAGCATTTGACACTACTGACAGCAACGAAAATTTGTATGTATTTGATGAATTAGGGCTAAGAAGTTACAGTGAGTCGGGCGAAGGAAAATTAATTACTCACGTTATTTTCCATCCAGTACAAAAGTCATTAAACAGATTAGTACAAGTAGACTATACTGTGCGTATACAAAGTTTAACTGGATTTAATGAGGGGTAATAGATGCCATATACTATAAGACATACTGATGAACCAAACAACGGATCTATCACAGTAGAAGATAGAACAGTTGACGAGTCAACAAGTTTAAAATTACCTGGCAAAAATGTTACAGCATATGGCACAGTAATTGGCGAAAACTTTTTACACTTATTAGAAAATTTTGCTGCAACAACAGCACCAAGTAATCCTGTTCAAGGTCAACTTTGGTACGATAGTACTCCAAATGCAAATACATTAAAAATTTATGATGGTACAACATGGTTACCGTCAGGTGGAGTTAAAAAAGGAAATTCAGAGCCTTTAGCAGCAAACAGTCTACTGGGCGATTTGTGGGTAAACACAGATACTCAGCAACTGTATTTGTTTACAGGATCTAACTGGATTTTAGTAGGACCTGATTTTAGTGAGGGGTTAAGCACAGGTATTAAACCGCAAACTATTCTTGGTAAGGACAATGTTTCATACACTGTAATGACAGTAGAAGTAAAAGCAAAGCCTGTAATTATTATATCATCGAATAGTTTTGAACCTAAAGCAGCTATAGGTGGATTTGCATCAATTGAACCTGGTATTAATCTTAGCACTGAAAATATAACAAATCAAGGGATACCAGAGTATAACGGTCCTGCTAATACTGCATCGAATCTACAAATAGGTAGCTTAAAAATACCTGCATCAACATTTGTTAGAAATGACATCAGTAACACAATTTCAGAAGAACTTAAAATCAGTACAAACAACGGTATAAAGTTAGGTGAAGCACAAAATTATAGTTTGACCGTTGACGGTGCAAGTGCTAGTTTAACAAACCAAGCACCTACTTCAAGTATTGATTTAAGGA